CCAGGTGCTCCATCTTGCCCAGGTGCTCCATCTTGCCCAGGTGCTCCATCTTGACCTGGTAAGCCTCTCTCACCTCGATCACCTTTGGGCCCTTGAACACCTGTTAAAAGTCCTTCTACGTCTGTTAAATCTGCAATGTCTGCGGGAGCGTTAGGGATGTCTGTATAGGAAATGTTTTGACTAATAGGTATATTATTAACTCTTAGTTCATTGGTTCCTGGTTCTAGACTTAGAGGAACACCCCCCAAGAAAACTGTGCTATTGCTGACATATAGGCTACGGAATGGTTTAGCAAGACTACCTAAGTTACCACCATTAGCTACACTAGGAACTATATCTCCACCTACAGTTAAGTTACTGGTAACAGTAGTTGCTTGATCGATTGTAATAGAACTGCTGTCAGTAGTACTCATAGTACTACCAGTAAATTCAAATGCTCCTAAATTTAGTGGAGCAACGTCTAATCCCAGTGCGGTATAAAGCTCTGAGAAATTAGCATTTACCTTCTGAAACGCAAGACGTAGGCTGTCGCCTTTTCTATCATTTGCTGTAGTGCCTACATTTATCGTTTGTTTTGCCATTTATCGCTCCATTACCAAGTTCCGGCACCGTGTGCGGTTCGTTTCCAAATATCTGCTACACCATTAGTATAATCTGTGGTACAATAATAGATGTAAGTATCATCAAAAGCTACAGTACCTGCTAAATCTCCTGCGGATCCTTTGCTGGTACCTGGTACTTTACTGATTACTGTAAAGTTTCCGAATATTTTTGTATTGCCTTCGATATCTAATATACCGCCTTCGCCTGGGTCTATAACAACGTTTTCACCGCTGGCCGAGGTAATGGCATTTTGCGACAACACAATATCGCCTGATGTGAATTCTATTTTTCGATTCGTTAAGTCGAATTCAACTATGTTTCCTATCTTCTTAGTGTTAAAATGATAGGAATCATTAAATATTCTTCCTCCGTTAGCAGATAAAATTTCGTTGGCAGTTAGTCTCCCTGGGCCATTGTTAGATAGATCAGCTCCGGTGCCTACAAAGAAAAATTCATGAGAACCTAATCTTATAACAGTTCCTGCGCCATCTGCTCTAGCTCCGTATAAACCATAACCTATCAAGCAGGATTCTAAATAAATCTCTGCACCGAATTCTGATCGATCTATACCTGTAACAGCAGTAGCAGTGCCTCCTGAACCCGCTCTAATATCGTAATTTATCGTGTTATCATCTTCTATAGCTGTATCAAAATGCATCAATAATTTTGTGTACCTATCCCCAACAAACGGATTAAGGATAGAACTGAAATTACTGTTATATCTAGAATAACCGTTGGTTACTCTAACTTCATCTATGTAACCAGTGAATAGATTTTTACCTAGATAATCTCCACCTATGACCATAGGCGATCTTACATAAGCGTTGCTGTCGGAATAACTAGAACCGACCTGTAAACCGTCAACGAATAGTTTAGTCGTACCGCTGTTTCTGGACACAGCCACATGATACCATGCGTTGGGACTACCTACGGAACCTGTGCCGGTTATCCTAGCAGATCCGGCGGTATAGTAAATTAGATTTCCTCCGCTGAGATATAGCACAGGTGCTACATCGTTTGGTCTGACTCTGTAATCGAAAATATATTCAGTAGCTGTGGCATTTGATCTATATACCCAACATTCTAATGTAAAATTGCCTGTGCCAAATTCAAAATCATCGGAAGATTCTAAACTTAGATAATCACCAGTACCGTCTAACGCCAGACTCTTAGCTCCGAAGTTAGACTGTGTAGCACTAACAGCGGCTCCACCTTTTACTGTGATAACTTTTTGATCTCTAGTTATAGCGAATGCGAAACCACTGATGTCGCCATCTAAGACATATCTATTATTGGTAACACTTTCTAATGTACCAGAAGTTATCAGTGTCGTTCCGTCAACATCGTAATAACTAACAGTGGTTGGTGTTGTCCATGATCCAGAAACACCTTGTAAACTCAATAAAGTCTTTCCGTCGGCTGCCCGACCAGTTATTCCTTGGACAGCTTCCACTGCTATATTAGCAAAGTAAAAATAACAACTGTGAAGGTCTGGTCTAGCGCCGTTTGTTGCTATTATACCTCTACTGTTCGGAACTATGAATACACAGTTCTTAAACTGTATACTAGGTTCTAAACTTGATCTACTGACTAATGCTCCGTCTAAATAAGCACCTCGACCTGCTCCCGATGATCCATAACCATAAGGATCGTTGACTGTAACTACAGATCCTTTGCTGTAAACTAATACTCGCTGTACCAAGGGAACAGCAGATGTTATACTACATCCAGTGGCAAATCTAAATGCGTAGCCAGTATTGGCTCCGCCATCGTAATACATATCCTTGATCGTAAGGTCTTCCACAGAAGTCTCGCCGTTTAATAAAAAGCAACTCTTCTGACTGGTCGCTATTGTGGGAGTGATTATCGTGGATCTTATTCCAGCTCCTTTAATAGATACTCCTGCAGGTACAGTCATTGGGAATGTTTCTTGATATGTTCCAGCTGATATAGAAATTATATCTCCTGCTGTGGCCTGAGATAATGCGTAACTGAGTTTAGCATATGCTTTTTCTTTTGTTCTGCCTGAGTTAGAATCGCTACCGTTGGTATTGACATAAATGGTTTTTCCTTCTGTAGGAATATCTGCTAACACAGACCAAGGAATAGTTCCAGACACAGCATCAACTAACAATGTGCTACTATCAGAAAATACAGAGCCAACAACATCTCCCTCGACAGGCCCAATTAGATTACCTAACAATGTTCCTCTAAGTACACCGTTTGTGCTGTCGACTAACATAGTAGAGTTGTCAGCAAACACTGATCCCACTATATCGATTTCGTTGTTAAATCCTACTGTTATTACACCTGTTGACGAGTCGAGTGTGATAGCGTTGCTGCTCGATGTAATAGATCTAACACCGGTGTTGGTAAATGTTACTGTTCTAGCTATAGAGTTTGTTGTAATACCTGTGCCCAGACCCGGCACGAAAGTTACAGTATAATTTGCGTTATCGCTGATTAATGTAGCCTGTGCTGGTGATCCCGATACGGCTAAGTTTCTAATTACAGGCTGTACGATATTAGGCAACGTATTAGTGATCTGTATAAGTCCGTTGTTAGCTGTTAGACCAATACCAGATCCCGGAGCAGTTTCTAATCTAGTTACTCCTAGGTTCGTTAAAGTTACTACGCCAGTACCACTAGGACCAGTACTGCTTACTCCTATTTGACCAGCAGTTCCCAGTATCTGTGAAGTTCCTGTATTGGTAATAAGAACCGAACCATTTCCAGAACTTACTGCTATTCCTGACCCCGAAGATATTCCGGCAGGCAATGTAGTTGTATTTGTTAAACCTATAACACCGGCATTATTAACTGTTATGGTATCTGTTCCAGTATCAACTGAAAGATTCATACCCGTACCGGCAGTAAATGTCAGAGTATCTGTGCCTTGATCAGCAGATATAGTTCCCTGACCAGTAACTGTTACAAATTTAAAATAATTTTCGTCGATGGCCAATGTGCCAATAGTTGAGCCTGCGGGTAAATTAACTTTACCATCTTCAGAAGTTATAACAGCATCGCCGATGTATAAACTGCTACCGCTTAGATATAGGTCTTTCCATCTTTTAGCACTAGTGCCAAGATCATAAAATGATGTTGTTCTTGGAATTAAACTAGTACCAAGATTTTCAAAGTTGACTAAATCCTCATTACCTAAATTTAGATACAGCTCTTCGAAGTTTGAATTTATTTTATCAAAAGCATCTTGAACTGAACTCCAAACTATCGGTGGAATACCTGCGTCAATTATAATCTGTGCCATTATGCTCTTCCTACGGCTACTTCAATAGTGCCAATGTGATCTGAATTGTAATTTTCTAATGCCTTACCAATGATAGTTCCTGGTCGAGCTGTTCCTTTGACAGAAATCGCCACCCCCTGGATATTAGAAGTAACTAGTAAATCACCTTTTTCTATTTTACCTACAACTCTACATGGTACACGACCCTGTAATGCTATACAAACTTTTGTGCCTGGGCATTCGTTGTTCATTATATAAGCACCAGTCTCTGACACAACTCCTGCGATTCTATGATCTTCAAACTTAGTAGATACTGTTACTTCTCGGTCTCCGCCGAATATCAAGACTGTTCCAACTTCATACTCTTTATCGCCCTCGTAGTATTCTGCTAGGTCAGCATAGGTAGCTTGGAACTTGCTGCCTGCTGTCAGCGACCAGTTACCAGTTACTGTACCAGCTATAGCTACTCCGCCTGTGGTTATAGCACCAGCAGTCAGTGTGCCTACAGTGACAGGAGCATTAGTCAAACCATTCTGTGTTCTAAATGTATGGGTGTTATTATCGTAGAAACTGCGCTTGTCGCTGCCGTCAGCGGCAGGTCCGTCGCCGATCAATATACCTACTTGACCTGAGAATCCATGATATTGTGTAAAGCCCGCTCCAGCGACTCCAGAAGTAACTGTATCTATGGTGATCTTATTATCTACTAAAAGTCTGGATAAGTCTACGTTTCTAGCACCAAAGTCACCGTTGCTGTTTCGAACTACTAATGTACTAGGTTCTGGACTTGCGGCCGAACCAGTAGCCATATCTACGATGGTGTAGTCTGTATCTTGTGTAGATGTAAATCCTATACGCCTTAAGAAACCAGTTCCTGTGGAATATTGGGATTTTTTAACACCGCCGCCGTCGCTGACCACAGTGGTAAATGCTACCTGGGTGACATTGTTAAGAGAAGCTGTTTCATTACCTAAAACTGTTTTAGATGCTATCTGCTCGATCCTGGTTATAGGTGTACCATTAGATTTCAATGATATCCAACCATTGGTCGCAGTAAACTGAGCATTATCAAAACTGGCCACGCCAGTGCCTGCCTGTATGGCGTCGATCTCTACGGCCGTTCCTGTACCTGCTACAGTTCCTGTAGCTTGGAAAATAACTCCCACAGTGTTTGAAGCTGCGCCTACAGAAATAAAGTTACTGCCTGTGGTAGCTATACGATATCTTCTTCCAGACACTAGAGCACTTGAAGCCACAGGTGTGGCAGAGGGAGCGGCTGCCGCTGTAGTTGCTAAATTCATAGCCAACTTGCTCTGCTCTACAGCAGCATCAGTCTTGATGTCGGCATTAATGATGGTGTTAGCATTGATCTGTGCGTTGACTTCGTTGGTTCCTACATTGACTGTGAAATCAATATCACCGATAACTTCTGCGTTGATAGCAGCATTGCCTGTGCCAGTAAACACTAATAGATCAGATGCAGCGACTCCAGTAACTGTGGTATCTTGGAAATTAGCAAACGTTAAACTTTGTAGATTAACCGCATCTTTTAATTCAGTAGCATCTGCTACGTTGATGATCTTGTTGTCCCCGAGATTCATTTCTCCTTTCATTGACAACTGACCATCTAAGGCCATGAATCCACCAGTTAGCGTTGGAATCAAGTTTGCTTCAGGAACGGTATTACCGTTATGATTGATACCTAAACGTCTATCGATATATGTTCTTGTTGCGTTTTCTGTAGGTACTGTGTCTGTAGCATTATCTGAGAAAGCTGAGTCTGTGGAGAACTCAGAGATAGGAACACCTCGTTTGAATCCAATACCGTCCAAGTTGCTTAACGCAATCGCTGCGGAGAATGTAACAGTACCAGTACCCTGGTCAACCTTAAAGTAAGGACCGACTTGGAAGTTACCGAACTGGTCTGTGGTTACATAGAAACAACGACCAACATCTCGTTCCTGCGTTTCGTTAGAAGCATTTAGAGGATTAACCGCTGGTCCATAAATTTCATTAGGATAGTTTGTATCAGCGTATGATCCAGTACCAATTTCTAATAGATCGTGTCCAGTAACGCGAGTTAGAGAAATACGTATGGTCAGTGTACCTGGTTCATTAATAGAGACACCCGCCTTGAATGTAGGCAGTGTGGTCCAATAAACTGTACTATCTTCGAACGGTCTGTTGACAGTTATTAAAGCGTATGGTTCTAAGGTAGTCGCAGTATCAGCATAGGAAATAATCTGATATTCTTCTCCTAGGAACACAAATTTAGTACTTAAAATCCTTTCTTCGTCGGCAGGACCAACAGCTACCACTGCTACTACTGTGTCGCCGGCTCTACCAATTACTGCTCCAATACTGTGCGAACCTGATTGGGTCCCTACAGTTACTACTGCATCGGCGCTTGCCGTTGCCTCTTGTTTTATGGTAAATTGATTATCATTTAAAACTTGCTTAACGAAGTAATGTCTTGATTCAGATATACCACCAGGTAAAGATCCTGTAGTTTCAAATCTAACAACATCATTAACTGCTAGACCGTGCCCAGTGCAGGTAATAGTAGCTGGACTGGCTATGTCTATAGTGCATGACATCAATCCGCTGTCTGCGAAAGGTTGCTCAGGCCAAACTGTGAGATCTATATAGTCATAGTTCTCACGCATAGTGGTTCTAGCTAGTCCTCTTACAAGATAACTAGCTGATCCAGTCTGCGAACCGGATAGAGTTATTGGCAAACCTGTTTTAGTAGCAGAAAATGCAAATCTATCTTCGGTGTAACCGTCGGCTAAAACGTAGTATATTTCACCAGCTGTAATTCCAGTAGGTAATGAACCTGTGGTCTGGAATGAAACCTGATATCCAGGCAACAGTCCGTGATCAACTCTGTTCACATAACCAGGGGTTCCTAATGTCAGTGTTATTGATCTTGGTCCCTGTGGTTCTGGATAGTCTTGGAATTGTAGAATACGATAAACTGTATTGGCTTCTCTTAATACCAAACCAGTTGATGGTCTTGTTACAACGTCAACAACATCTCCAGTTAATACTGTCTGTGAAGCCTGTCTAAATGTAATTTTTGTGCCATTAGGAACTTGTCTTACTAGACCTTCTTCGCCGACTCCTGCAGCACTCTTAAGATTTAGTTTGGCTATACCTGCAGGAAGACCTGATGTGCTCACTGTGGTAACTGGATATCTGTATAGTGATCCTAGACCGTGATCGATTTCGATCTCACTGTTATCTAGAGGAACGTATTCGTAATTTGTAACATATAATTCCTGACCACCTTGTACGTTGGCATAGACACCGCTGGGGAAATAACATTCTCCACCTTGGCTTAGATCATAATACAATGTTACCGGCGTTGGAACTTCTAATGGATCAGCACCCTCTGCTACCAAAGCATACACACCGTGTGCTGATGAACCTGCTACGGAACGAATCTGACCACCGTTTACTGAGTAGTAAGAAATATAGTTGTAGTAGGTAAACATACTGACGCACTCTGATAAGCCGCCGTTGTTTACTACTACACCGTAGCCCATGTCGTTGAGCTGTGTAAAGTCGTTGCTCAACATAGATCTATTACCAGGAGTTAGAACTTCGTATAGGTTAGCATTATCATCTACGAAATCAACCACTGCCTGTTGTATAGCAGTTCTTTCACTGTCTAATATGACTTTAGCAGCTTTGATAGTCGGTGAATATACATAATCCTCTAAGTCAGGTAACACTATAGCAGGTGCTGCGCTGACACCGTTATCAATTATATCCTCGATGATCAACATCAATGAATTTATGAGATTCTGTGTGGTAACATCAGAAGCAGATCCAGTGATCTGTGGTTCGGTACTGTAGACTATGGCAGGGGGTGCGTTTAATATCACCTGCTTGGCTAGATATCTAGCATGTCCTAGAGCATCGATAGTAGCAGCTTTCTGTGTCGCTGGAATCTGTGAAGGACCGCCAGGTAATATACTGCTGTAATATTTCTTACCTGAATCCACGCTCTGGCTGTTACCGCCGTAAAGAATATCGTAGACTACTCCTTCTATGATATAACCAACGTCTCTACGACACTTGATATCATCATAGGCAAACACAGTTTCAGAACTTTCTAACCAATCTACTGTGTCTTCTTGTACATTAACTTTTTCTGCCTGTACTAAAACTCGTTGAGCAGCATATGTGCTGTTGCCCAGAGTGTATGAAGGATTCGAAACAGTTACTACACCACCTTCAACTAAAATTACTATTTCGTCTAGTCTAGAAGAAATAAAATCAGCAGCACCACTTGATCCTGCAGTTCCTGAAACCTGTGGAGATGCGCTGTATGTAGGAGTTACTGTGATATTCTGTGCGACCTGTGTGATAACTGATTGTAAAAATTCATAAGCAGCCACGGTCTGATCGACTTGACCAGATATCACAGTACCTTGATAATATGCTTCTCCGGCAGTGACGGTAGAACTATTTCCTCCGTATAACAGATCGTATCTGATAGCGTCGATTAATAATTCTACATCTCGTTGACATTTAACTGTGTTGTAGGTAAAGCTAGATGTAAACGGAGCTATGTTTCCTGTAACTTGTGCTGCGATCCAGCCAGTGACTATGGTCTTTAAGAATGCCTTGTTAGCATTGATTAAGTTAGCAGCAGCTACATAACCAGAATCAGCGCCTGCTGGTGTTGGATAACTCAAGGAAGGAGCAACACCCACACCGCTGTTGATGATGTCTGTGATTATGGCAAAGTTAGCAGTGATCACTGATTCAGCACCAGTGTCTGTGGTTATTGCTAAGATCAAATCTCTGGCTTTGTTAATACCAGCGATAGTTTCTGGTTTCTGATCGCTGATCACATAAGCAGAACTTGGAATATCTCTATAGTAGGCTAAACCTGCTGTAACAGATTGATAGTTTGAACCAAATACCAAATCGTTAAACACAGCATCAATGATATAACCTACATCTCTGTAACATTTGTCTCTATTATATACAGGATAATTTGCTGCGATGTAGCCAATGACTTCTTCTTGTATGAATCTAATATTATTCAATAACAGAATCTTAGCACTGTTCAATACAGCAGGCAATGCTGGAGGATTAGGTAGTGTCAAGGAAGGAGCGAACACAGCACCGTTTCTAACGATTTCGGTGATTATACGCTCTGCTGTTCTAATGGAGCTGTGCGTTCCTGGATAAGCAGACAAATTAGCGATAGCTAAATCGTGTGCTAAAGAAATACCTCTGGTAGTTAGATCTAACTGATCTTCTACTACTACCGCAGCGTTGGCCTGTCTATACGATAGACCGGCTTTTCTAGCATGATAGTTTGAACCGAATACTAGATCAAATCCTAGACCATCTATGATCAGTCCTACGTCACGATAGCAAATGCTGTCGTCATAGGTGAATAGTTCAAATGGCCACGGTGTGGTTTCGTCTAGAACGAATGAAGCTGTAGATCCTGCAGTGTTAAATGTAAAGTCTCTAACATAGTTGATTCGATAAACAGTGTCTTCAACGATAAACGATGCTGGTAATTGTGGGAATCTTTTTAATTCTCCTACACGCAAGAACGTATTACTGTCTTTGCTGATAATTCTGAATTTTAAGTTTCCAACGAAACCGTCAACATACATACCACCGGCGAATCTTTGTTTTCCTGTACTGCCAGAGAAAGAAGCACATTCCTGTGCGTATGGAGAACGAGAAAGGATCTGACCGGTTGGGTCCAGAACCATCATGAAACCACCATGACCCTGACCAGTTAAAGCTTGCCAACGATTACTGTCGTTAGCCAAGAACATGTCCATCTGATCGTTGTTTTTAGGAGAGTTTACAGAAGCTGATCCTTCGAGAACATCGATAAATGCCATTTCGATAAGATCTCCTAGAACACCTCCTAGGTTAGTCACTGTACCACCGCTGGTATAGTTTGATATATCTTCTGTTTCTCCGTCGATAGGATCGTTCAGTCCTTCGTCTCTGAAAATATAGAACGAAGCCGCATTGATAATATCGATGTAGTAGTCGTTACCGTTGAGTTCAACAGCACCGCCTATTCCGCTGAGTACTATTCTCTGTCCCTGTGCTAGACCATGCGCACTAAAAGTGGTAATGGCCACGGGATTGGTTAATGCTACACCGGTGATAGAATCTTCTGCTCCACCTACACCACTTTCTGCTATGAAAGCATTATCAATGATCTGCGGAACTGTGAATTGAAATAGTTCTGTTATCTGTACGTTCTTAATGACTAGTTGTGCCAGTGCTAACAGCCTTCTGTTGGCTGCTACAGTCTGAGACAGTTGTTCTGTGAGAACCACCTCTGGATCACCGATAGAACTGGCGTTTTGGAAATATTTTAAACCTGCGGACACGGTTCTGTCTGAACCGCCGTACTTAAGGTCAAATACGATAGAATCTATCAACAATCCTACGTCCCTTTCGCAGATATTTCTGCTGAAATTAAATGTAGGGTCAGTGTCAAATGGAGCCAGTTGTTGTTCGATCTGATATTCGATCCAGGCTATCACTTCTTTCTGTAAGAACTGTCTGTTTAATTTCAACAGTTCTGCAGCAGCTCTGTATGATCCTTTGTTATTGATCAAAGGTATAACTGGTTGACCTTGATTGGTTAGATAATGATAACCGAAAGTTCTTGAAGTTAATACCAGCGTGTCGCCAGGAATATTTTCTTCTTCCCAGATTTCTTCAACGTTGTCGAATACTTGCTGTGTCAGCGGAGGTCCACCAATAGTGATATCTCTTCTGAAATAAGTGAAAGCCCAGGGGCTAGAACTAGGTCCAGGTTTGGGTCTAACGATACAACGTCTAAATTCATCACCTACTATAGAAACGTTAGGTGGTACACGTAACGGTAAGTTTTCTTCGTAGATACCGGTTTCTACTAAAATAGTGATCTGTGTTTCTTTGGCAACGTCGCCGTAGGATATAGGCTCGTTTAATTCGAATGTACCGTATTTGATATCGACATCAAATATTTCACGACCTTCGCTATCTAGCTGTCCGCTGTGAGAAAGAATCTGAGCCAGTGCTCCTGAGGTTTCTCCTCTGAGAAACAGTCCTTCTCTAACGTCTCTTCCTCTAATGGCCGCTGCGGTGTTTGTAGTAACGTCACCGGTAAAGTCTGTTCTTTGGAATTCTGTCTTTAATAAGAATCTAGGCAAGCTGACAAACACATTAGGCACTGAGGTAAACCCACTGCCTTGGTCTGTAACTGTAATGCTTAATATTTGTCCACCTACTACTTCAGCAGTACCAAAAGCTCCAGTACCGCCCCCACCGGTAATACGTACAGACACTAGGCCATAACCACTACCTCTTCCATCTATTCCATCTTCAGCCAATGTTTTAATTCTAACATTGTTAACTTTGTAGGTTACATTGAAAGTAGCATTAACACCGAAGGGCCTGTTTACTGATGTAGGAACATTTGTGCTGCCTGGTGTTATACTGTATACACCAGATGTCAGCTGTCTAATAGTTAGAATAGGACCTTTAGATGTTCCTGGAAGAGCTCCTACAGATAATACTTCATAGGTAGCTGCCTGTGTAGATTCGCCACCTGACAGTGAGACGATATCTCCCACGGCATAGTTTTGACCAGGATTATTAATAGTGATCGTATCTACACTGACATAGACCTGTCCTGCGAACCCAGATCCAGCGAATGGGGCATCGTCGACGAAATCTAAGGTAGCTTGATTAGCACCGTCGTTATAGGTTAAAACTTTTTTGTATGCTCCCATCTCTACTCGAGATTCTAGCATGATTTCTTCTGCTTTCTTTAAAGCAGCTTCGAGGGTTCTATAAGCATAAGACAGTGCTCGGCCCTGTAATTCTGAGCTAACACCTACTCGATCATCCTCGCCGGACGTGGCCACATACAAGTTAACTCTAGATCCGAAACCCGAATTATCAACATATCTTTTCGTAGCTGCGATAAGACCGTCGTAGATTTCGTCGTCGTCCGGTTGTGGGTCTCTTGATAGAATCAAAGGACCAGTCATTTTACCAAAAGCAGTGTTTACTTCGTTGGTTCTTGGGTCAATCGCTTCTGTACCGCCTATGGCTAGCTTAGTATCTACATAGCCCTTAGAAGTAGCTTCGTGTTGATAGATAGGGAATAATGGGCTAAGATCAGTTCCAAGATCTACGATTCTATGCTGTAGACCTCCAGATTTGGCGCTGAGATCGCTGCCTAATTTTGGATCAGGATCAGAAACCAATGCGGAGAACTCAGTGGTAAATCTAATTTCTCCGGGGTTGCTGAAATCAATAGCAACTCCCTCGCCTACTAACTGTTTAAATGCCACACCGCTTTCGTCAGTGTTTACAGATAAAACAGCATTTTCCTGTCCTAGATATCCGCCCAATTCTTTATAAGGTTGCGTATCTCTGTTTAATCTCAGGTCGTCTAGTTCGATTAGGGTTAATCTTTCCCCTAAGCCTAGAGAACTGTAAAGTTCACGGAAGTTTTCGTTTACTTTACGGAAGGAATCGCGAATACTATCGCCGGTGCCGTCATTGCCAACTACACCTATATCAATGATCTTACGTGCCATAATTTACCCTGGTAAATGGTTATCGATAATATTTAGCCCAAAATTTTATAAGCCGGATGTAAATAATCAATGTTCCTCAAGACAGAAACAAGAATGATCCAGCATTTAAGGGTCAGCAAATTAGGTCTAGTACACGAATACCTACGTAGGCAGACAGTGGCTATATTTCGCTGCGACAACTGTGACAGTGTCTTCGAAAGGACTTTAAAAAAAGTAGACAGAAAGAGACTCAGCAATAATTACTTTCATTGCTGTGCTAATTGTGATGCTAAAAGATTCGCTCAGCGTAAAGGAGTCGAGCGTAAAAAGATATGGGATATGCCAGCTAGCATAGACTGGCCAGTAGGCAAGTACTAGATTCTGAAGCTTTCGCCGCAGCCGCAGCGATCTTTTTCAGCGGAATTTCGGAATTCAAACCCTTCATTCAAGCCGTTTTTCACGTAGTCTATTTCTAATTCTGAAAAATAAGGAAGATATTTTCCGTTGATATAAACACAGAAATTTTCATAGAGCTTGGTATAACCAGGTTCTAAATTACCAGTATCGTCGAGATATTCTAAAGTATAGGCTAAACCAGAGCAGCCAGTGGTTCTTACGCCTATGGAAATGCCTTTGCCTTTGCCCCTACGATTTAGATTTTGTTGGATTTTTTCAGCTGCTGTATTTGTTACGGTAATCATTTATCGCGGCCTTGATAGCGTCTTCGGCAAGTATTGAACAATGTATCTTAACTGGGGGAAGTGCTAGCTCTTCTGCGATTTGACTGTTTTTGATTGTTCCTGCTTCGTCAAGTGTTTTTCCTTTGACCCATTCTGTGACAAGGCTGGAACTTGCGATCGCCGATCCGCAGCCATACGTTTTAAAGCGAGCGTCTGTAATAATACCTGTATCATGATCCACCTTGATCTGTAGTTTCATCACGTCTCCGCAGGCAGGAGCACCGACCATGCCAGTGCCTACCCCGGAGTCATCCTTAGAGAAACTACCTACATTACGTGGATTTTCGTAGTGATCGATCACTTTCTCTGAGTATGCCATGCTTGTTCCTTATTTCTTGATCATTCCTAGAACTTTGGCTTTGATCACCTTTGCCCAGCTAGGCTCAGGAAAATGCCAACCTATGAAGGCACCAATTAATAATAATACTATTGTATCTAACATTTTACACTCCTTGTAGTCTAATGTCAACGGTTTCCCAGTTGATGATACGCCAAATATTGTTTAGGTATTTGGCTTTGTCCTGTTGATAATCAAGGGCCCAAGCATGTTCCCACCAATCGATCAACATAGCAATACGCATATTCTTTTTATACTCATGATTGCGTATCGTGCGGATTTCTCCAGACATATCCATATATAGCCAACCGCTGCCCTGTATTGACATAGCAGTTTTTTCCACAGCAGCTTTAAACTTGTCAAAATCACCGTATTTTTTATCTATCAACGTCTTACTGAGCCCCGAAGGTTTATTTGATGATTTAGGAGGGGCCAAATTAGAAAAGAAGATATTATGGAGCATAGCACCACCGTAGTTAAAATCTGGATCTCCCTCGCCTGCGTTATAGCGTTCGGAGTATTTGGCAGCTAATCCGTCGTAGTGATACTTTAGCGTGGCTTCGCTCATAACGGGATCTAGATCTTTATGTCCAAAAGATAGCTTTTCTTGTTCTATAGAATCTGCTTTAGATTCTGCCAAAACGACAATATCTACGTACTTTTTTATGTCCATATTGCATATTTAGTGTAAATAAACCACAAGGAGATTTAACCATGGAAATCGTACTTATAGCAATCGCCCTAGTGGTAATTGGCTTTTTTGTTTATTACAATCGTAGCGCAAAAAGCTTCGATGTAAACAAAGATGGAAAAGTTGATTCTGCTGATGTAAAAGCTGCTGTTCAGAATGTTGTCTGCGGTGTAACAGAAACCGCTGACGCAAACAAAGACGGCAAGGTAGATGCTGCTGACGTTAAGGTTGTTGCAGAAAAAGCCAAGACAGTTGTTAAAAAAACAACTGCCAAGGCCAAGCAAACCGTAAAGAAAGCAGCTGGACGTAAGCCCAAGGCCAAGTGATATGAGCTATTGGGGTTATCACCTAATGCTAGATTGTAGCGGCTGCGATATCGAAAGTATCGCAAGCCGCGACAATATCTATGATTTTATCAAGGATCTAGTTTCTAGGATAGATATGACAGCACACGGGGAACCGATTATCGAATATCTGTTGCCGGGTGATCCTAAGCAGGGATACAGTTTGATGCAGTTAATAACCACTTCTAACATCTGTGGTCATTTTATGGAATTAGATGGTACTGCCTACTTTGATGTCTTTAGTTGTAAGACATTTGATATTGAAACTGCTAAGATGGTAGTCAACGAATATTTCCATCCTAAAAAAATGCGTGTGAATTATATCACAAGGCATGCAGACTAAAATATTCTTTAACGTATTTTAAATTTTTATACTCTAATACAGCATCGGTCATAGAAAAGACGCTGTCTATGATTCGATCTTTCTTTTCCTGATCTTCAAATATGTCTTTTAATGGGCAGACAAATACTCTTATAAGGAATAGAGCACAGTTCTCGTTGACTGGAATAGTCGTCTGTCTTTCGACTCGATAGTACATTTGATCTAGATTCTCGTCCGACCAGGGCCAGGTTAGATCCGGTCTTCTGCTTAGTTGATCACTGTTAGAAATAGTCCACACATGTCTAACAAATGGGCCTTTGGTACAGATCAGCTTGCTGATATGATCGGAAGATCGCTTTATCATTTCGGCATCTGCCAGGGGTTCGTGTATTTCTAAAAAATTTAAGTTCGCTTTTTCCTTAGGGTTCCAGCCAGATGGAAGATGTACACTTAATACCTGTGCAGAAAATTGGCCTTTTTGATTTGAAGCCAATATGACAAAATCTTCCTGCATACTCATCGTCAGTTTATATACAAGCCCGTCGGAGTCGTTATCTATAAGAGGAACTGTTGTGTATTTTTTTAAAGATTGTATCGCAGATTTTATCAAAGAATTATCAACATTGTCTCCGTAGAACGGACCATAATATTTTTTCTTTTCTTCGATATACATATCATATTCTTCGTCCTTGAAAAGTATGGGATCGGAACCGTCCCATAGTTTCATGTGTGGACGCATATGAAATGGCGATTCTACAGGAAATGGTATACTACTATGATCCATTGACTGCTTGTTCGTAAAGAGCGAATGATGCGAGATTTTTCGCTTTGCTCTCGCACATGATGTCGAAGTTATCCCTAAAACTCAGTGCCCATTCATTAGCTGCTCGATTCCAGTAGAAATTCGAATGAGCTCTGAGTTTTGCTTTTTTATGCCCACTTTCCATTAACGTGCTAAGATTGGGTAAGGTGTCGGTGGAATGATCAGTAAGATGTTCTTCCCGTGATACACTATAATGTATAACAGGCCGCTGACCACGCCAGCTATCAATAATCCTTTTAACACGGTCGTCGTTCGCTTCAATGTATTCTCCTGAGTGTATCCAATGATGATGTATGTCAAGAACTAGGGCACAGTGATCAACTAGTTCAATACTAGAATCGATGCCCCAGGATATTTCGTCATTCTCGATAGTAAGACAATTACGTGCCTCGGGGGTCATCCTAGCCAATGCAGCAACGATGCCCATCGGTCCTTGTCGTCCTGCGATGTGGACGTTGATCTTGTAGTCTTGGAACGTTTTGCCATAGCCCATCCAGCGAGCCATGTCCACATGGTATTCAAATTCTTCAATTGAACGATTTACGATATCTGGATTATCGCTAGCCAACACAGTAAACTGGCCAGGATGAAAACTAAGCCTAACATTATTCTTGCGGGCCAAATCGCCCACGGCTCCAAATGCTCTTTCACAATAGGCTCGGACATCGGGAGTCCGCCAAAACCAACTCCAAGTTGGCTCAGTGTACACAGGAAGTATATCGCTACTGAGTCGTACCATTCTAAGATTTTCATCAAGTTCTCCTACTCGTTCAACAAGTAAGCGGCACGATTCAATATTCTGCTCCATTAACGACCAGAGCTTTTCTACTGCCACATCCTTGGTCTGTCTATTTAACCAAGCTACTGTGGTGCTACCTGTATTGTATTTTTTACAGTCGTCTTTAGGCTTAATACCATCTACTTGACCGGGATGGTCTATCCACTTACAGGCAAAGCCAATCCTTTTTATCATTTTTTAATTTCGAAATGGTCTAACAAATCACGTCCTGTTCGATCAGAATATTCGTCCATAAACGCGGCGCACTCTTTTACTAGTTCTTCAGCAAACTCTTCCACTTTTAATTTCCATAATGGACTGTCTGCTATGGTAAAATTGGTTTTCTCTGCGATTTTCTTGATTTTATCATTCATGTTACTATTATAACATGATTATTGCCAGTTGTCAATGACGAATCTATCTTTGATATCCTGTGGTTTTGGATCCCCGTGAAACACAGCTACACAGCATTCTGGATGTATATCTACAGTAGTTTTGACTTCTCGAAAGTTTCTTTGTCCGTTAATAAGTGATATTTCTTCTTTTTTACGGATCTCCCATTTATAACTCTGTATCCATTGATCCGGAAAAAATTTGATTTTATCTTTAGCACATTTCCATATCCAATCTTGATCTCCGTGCAGTTTCATCGCCTGAGCCGGATTATTTTTAAATTCGTTCCAAATCTTATTTTGGCTTCCGTGTATCCATGTCATAACAGAACTGTTTAGTATTCGCCATCCTGGATGGAATTTTCTATTGAAATCTCGTATGCCTAAAAAATCAACTTGATTTTTTACAAGCTTGTCTATGTTAGAATTGATGATAACATCTAAATCGAAGTATAGTATCCTTCCTTCTATAGGTAAAGAAACGTCGAACATGTGTACTTTGTGCCACCATTGTTTGAAGTAGCCGGCATTTTTTTGATATATTAATCGAACACCTTGTATAGGAGTAAGATCATCTGTAAGACAGCAAAATTCATAAGGAACAGTGATATTTCTCGATACCATGTTCCTTAGTTTTTCTACATATTCAATTCCGTATCCACTGCCAAATCTAACACAAAGAACAGTTATAGTAGATGTTTGCCCTGGGGGGATAAGTTTAGGATGAGGATACTGAAACCCTTCTGGTAGCTTTCCAGTGGCTTTAAAGTGTTTCCATTCGGGTTTGCTCAGGATTTCTTTGAGCAAAGAACGATCGTAGTCCATTATCCTTCGTAAACTGCTGAATTACCAGAATGTTCAAACACTTCTGCTGATTTTAATCTTACACCCGATCCTACAGGATATCTAGCTTTAAAAATATTACCATTAGGACAGAAATATTCGTTATCTGTTTTAAAAATATGTAGGATAGTTTCCATTTCTTTATAAGCCAGTTCAGCAAATTTTTCGCATCCCACACCTTCTACGATCCTAAGATCACATACACCGCCTTGATCTTGTAAGCCTAGTTTAGCCATCTTTTCAAACATTTCTCTGTGAGGATCATCTTTTGCGACACAGAGTGTATGGTCAAACATATATTCTGTCCAGTCTTTAAATGCTTTGAGTCCACCGAAGTCCATGACCCAATTGCGATCGTCTAAGGTTTCCGATTCAAAAATTAGTTTGATTCCGATTGAATATCCGTGAAGTAGTGAGCAATGACTGTGAGTCGATCGCCACTGACGGAAGCAGCAACTTAGACCCCTATCGTTGCCGTAAGTTTTTGTTGAAAGATATTTTGCCATCTCTAGTCTCCTGTAATAGTAGCAAGTTTGATGACATGCAGAGTATTTAGAGTGGGATGAACGCCTAAGACCACTATTGAACTATTATACGAGATATTTATGAACAGAGCAAGTGGTTTCTAATTTTTCTACGTTTTTTTGTTGCCATTGTAAAGGCATTTTCCAATTTTTGTCGTTGTGTATTTTGAATTCTATATTTGGAAAGCAAGAAAATAATTTAGATATGTGATAGATCCAATAAGATGGATCTACAGCAGATCCATTTATGCCTTTATAATTATCAGTGCCTTTATATACATTATTAACTAAACCGTCGTTGCCATATAAGTCAAAACCAAATAAATGCATTTCTTCGGGAGAAAGCAAACATCCGATCAGCACTGCGTAGGCACCCGATCCCCAATGTGTATGAATATCTGCTCGCCTTTCACCTGTGTAAGGAAGATCTGGTAATAGTCGTATGTGTTTATTCTTTCTAACTTTTCTAAAATAATGATAATGTTCTTCTCTTACATAGATCAAAGAACTTTTAGTTTCTAGATTATCGGTGGCTTCTTCAGCCATCTTTCTATCGCAACAAACCAAATGATCTACTTGAAAGTCTCGATGTATGGCATTACAGCCGATGATAATGTGATCGTTTCGAAATGAATTGATATCTAAAGATCTACGGCTTTCACCGTTACCGAAAACAGCTACTTTGGTCATGAGGATTAACCTCGCTGTACGATCTCTCCGAATGGAAACCACGAACCTGGGCTTCCGGCTCTAGAACACACCCAACCGATATGCTGCCCCGGTGAAGGATTTTCATTCCAGACTATATCACCTTGATTGAATGTTCCTTCTTTAGGCGAACTAGATCCTACCATCTGCAGTCGGTTATTTAATCTTACTGAACCAGCTACATGCAGATCAACATTTGGATCAGCGGTTTGTACGCCAACGCTGAGTTTACCGTTGATCGATACTTTCACAGGATTTCGATTAGGATTTCCAATAGAGACATCGCCGTTCGCTTTAACAGATATTCTCGATGTACTGTCAGTGACGATATCAAAATCCGTAGCAGCATAAGTACCGACCATGCCGTGTAGATCTTTTGTAGTGCCTAACATTACTTCTATAGCGTTTTCTGCTACAGAAAGAGCACCGTTAGGACTGTCAGTTCCTAAACCTAATCTGTTGGTTTTACCGTTATAGAACAGATATTGATCTACATTTAGATGCCCGTCGACTATAAGACCTTTTAATCTACCCACTTGCTGTAGATGACTTTTAACCACTGTCGGTCCTAGCTCTTTTCCGTCTAGGACTTTCATCCCGCCGATAGCGAATGATTTGTCTTTGTCTAGTTCAAAATGTTCAGTGGAATAAATTCTGCTGGCATTGGCTTTGAAAATCAGCTGTTTAGCTGTTCCTTCACCAGTCCAGATGATACCTTTTCCGTTGTTTGATCCACCGTCTTTGGCACGAAATTCTATAAATTGTGTGATTTCCTGCGTTACAGGTCGGGAAGCAGCATCGGCAAGATCTTTGATAATCTTGTTAAGGTCTGTTAGGGATTGATCTAAATTGGCATTGTTCATACCAATATTTATCACGCTCTAACATAATTTGATTTACTGTACTTTAAGAAGTACGGTATCTTCGTTGATACGCCCGTTGAGCTTAATATCTACTGCTTTAATGTCTTCAAGGAACTTGCGTAGAGCTACCTTGCCCGCAGCCTTGAACTCTTTGAGCTGTTCTTCCGGCTTGCGCAGGGTCTTTTGTACGCTCTTATGCTCGTCGTAGCCTGTGATTGTAGTGCCTTTTACACCCAGGTCGCTGAATTCAGCTGCTACATATTTGCCAAGTTTTCGGCTCTTTGTGTTGAAAACCCAAAGCTCTTTAGCACCCACAATATCTGCAGGACTAATAGAAACTAACTTGAGTTTTTCGTCTTGTTTCATGAATTTAAGTTTAGCTACTATTTTTTCAACCGGTTTAGCCTTGGTTTTTCTAGGAGCTCGATTTACCTTAGCTTCCTGCATTAGCATATCGCAGGCAGCCAGTACCTCAGCGTAAAATGATGTGATTTTCTTAAGATTCGCTTTACTAAGATGACTATAAGCTTCTTTAAGTTGATCACAATTTCCCTGTGCAGCTTCAACTAGCTCATCGTGTTGAGGCGTGTAAAGATCTTTTATAACTCGAGCATGTGCGGCCTTGGCCTGTTTGCCTCGGAGAAGATTCAACATTTTGAATGCTTTGGGATCAAAAGATTCCGGATCTTCACTGAAGGATTCGAGAGCATCCTCGATTTCCTCAGTCATGCGCCAAGCTGCTTCACGTAGTCGCTCTTGAATACTAGGTTGTACCATTACTGGTTTAGGTTCACTGCCCTCTTCGGTCTCTTGTTCATCGTTTTTACCTTCTTCAATGACCTTAGCGATAGCGGCACCAAGCCATTGAGCAGTATTACGACCTTCGTTGAAGTCTGCTCGAACTGAGGGCATGCCGCGAAGCAGATTGGCTGCGATAGCACCCATAGTTAAATTACTGCGATTATCTTTAGTGTCTTTGAATGCTTTGATTTGGTCTTTAGTGTAACCGTTAGTACTCATCCAATTAATGACTTTAGGCTTGAGATCCTTGCCATTAAATTCAAAACGATAGTAGTCCATAGAAAGACGGAAGTGTCGACTAAACTCGTCAGCGGTCATATTTTCGTGGCCGTCCCATTTTGGACTTAGATCTTTGGCGGCACGAGTACGATGTTCGTTAACCTGCTTTTTTGTAACACGAGTTTTAGTTGCGGCCTTGGCCATATTTCACTCCAAAGTTGTTAATTAATTTAGTTATTATAGCAGTATTCTAATCAGCTGTCAACCGATCAATTTCTTCATAGTCACCGTCACCGGTTTCTCTACAGATCCAAACTTGATCTGCGCCCTCATTGAGAGTTTTTTTGGCTAGACTCTGCGCTTCTTTTCTGCTTTTAGTAGTATCTACTAGTTCTTCGTGCCCGTCGAAATCGGACCAGACCTCATAAAGTTCCCAGGTCATTTTGATTCACTTTTCTCCTAAAGTTAAAATTTTTCCCAATCTCCACCAGGTGCTATTGCCCAGCCAAGACGTTGGAGATCATTCCGGATCTCGTCGGTGATATAACCTTCAGGAACATATTTACGCTGATTCCATAATTTTTCAGAATCTTCGTCCTGATAATCATTTCGAATGCCCGAACAATACCAATCTATAAAGTCGCCTTGTTGTCGCATGTCTGCTATTATGCCGCCAGAGTATCTCCAAGAACATGACCATTCTTGTTGTTTAAGGATAGGAATCACATCCAATTTAATAAAACCGTTGTTACACATAGCCGCATATAAATTTTGGGCATATTCATCTCTGGTGCGAACTTTCTCCAAAATCCAATCATTGGTTAGGAGATCGTATTCCATGTTGTTTATTCTGCTTTGGGGATCGTCGAATTTAGTATTGTGTTCTTCTAGAACTTTTTCAAACCAGTCAAGATAATCTTCATTAACAGGTTCGCCTTTTTCTGCCTGACGCTTGACATAGCCTTCCTTTTGGAAAGTATGTCGTTCAGGACTTTTTGAAATCTTTGACATCTTGAATAGAGGATTTAATTGCTTCTGCGTAGTTGAGAGCCTGTTGTTCGCTCATAAGAACAGTTGTTTCGCATTGGACATATCCTTTTGTCCATATCATCCAGGTTAGCGTTAGTCGAGTAACGAACCCATTCCAAATATCTTTTAAGGCCCAATCTAGTTCTTGTAGATAGGGATTATCGATATCGTATCGTTTTTTTATGTTTTCTGACCAATAGTCTGTTTTTACAGTAACATAAGTGTTTACATTTACACCGGTTTCGTCCGCGTCGACTTCGAAGTTCAGATCGTGGTCAGGTTGTCCGCAACCACAAACAACTTTATACCATTTTGAATTACCAAAATCGTTCGTTTTTAAAATGCCTTGTGCTGGTGTTTCTGCTTTCATTTTTATTAAAAGGTCCTTACTTCATCTTTATGATCGTAGATACTGGTAACCATACGTTGATAATCTTCCTCGCTCATAAAACTACGATAAAATGTTAAACCTTGTATGACCAATATTGCGGCAATCTCCATAGGGTCATATTCTTCTAGCATGATGTCATGAAAAGCCATGTACTTGTTATATAGTTCGTTTTCGTCGTTTATCAAGTTCTTTTTCCCTTTGGTATCTATATTCTCTACGCAACCACCACTTAAATTCTTTAAAATATTCTACTACATTTAACTGAGGGCCATCTTTATAGAATTGTCTTTCTTCGCAGTTTTGAACCCACAAATTATGTACCCAGGCACGAAAAGGAGAAAAAGGTTTTAAGTCCATAGACTTTCGCGTATCTTAATAAGACGAATCATCATTTCTTCATCTTCTTTTTCATAAGCCTCTTCAATCTTACGTAGTAACTTATGAGCCTTATCACTAGCCTTTCGATCTTCGGCATCCTTGCTGTCTAGACTGGCCATAAAACTACCAGGATATTTTACTCGCATTGCTTCGCAGTAATCACTCCAACCGCTGGCATCCATAGGATCTGGACGTTTTGGATAGACTTCCTTCCACCATGTATAGAGTTCAAGGATTTCTTTTGCTGCTTTAGCTTGATAGGTAGGTTCTTCTTGCTCGCCTTCTTCTATGAATTCTTTATTAGTAAGAGTCATTGCCCATTTTAGATGAGCGATGCCTGCTTCTGGACAGCGCCAAGTTCTCCAACGCAGCCAACCACTGCGCCACCAAGGCGGAGAATATTTTTTACGTGCTTCTTCGTCCCACATACAAGTATGCCAAGCCTGTTCTATTTCAACAAAATCAACCAGCTCATTGAATAGGCAAGGCAGAAAGCGGTTCCCCACGTCTCTCCACTGACCACGCGGTATGTCGCGGGGATGAGCGGTAAGAGCATGAGTACGAGTAATCCAACGGTTGTTAATGTAATATCGAACATCATTGATCCTTTCAGGAATCCAACACCAAACATCTTGAAGTTTATCCAGACCTTCTTCAGCCAGCCAACATCGTATCGGATATCGGGCCTTAGCAGCCTTTTCCCATTCATGCCACTCTTTACCGGTGCCGCACTTCAGCTTAGTAGTGCCACGAAGCCAATCTGCGAATTTTGAGCATGTCCAATAATTTCTCATTATAATTTCTTTCTGTCGAACAAGTTAATTATACAAGATTTCTCAAAACCTGTCAATAACGATTGAAAAATAGTTCAAAATTTTCTCTGGTAACCTGCCAAATTTAGGAGCATTGAATATTGTTCGTACGCTTTTTGGACAGCTTCATTTTGATATCTAATAGCAGCTTCTTCTCGTTCTTTGCTCATTAGCATATCGAAGAAATCTACTTCGTTTTTGGTATGATACTGCCATTTAAAGAAACGCTGCTCTAATTCTATAAGAGCTCGTAAACGACTTTCTGGAATTTCTACAGTATAAACTTTTTCGCTTTCGTATTCTATTACATCGTTTCTGATGACTGATGCGTTGCTAGGGTCAGTAAAAAAACTAGGAGGATGATATCGTGCCCTACGTCTTTGATCGTTTAAGACACGTACTTCGTAGTTTTCACAAAATCGTTTTAAATTATCGTCCACGGCCCGCAGATTTCTTTGCTGGTTTGTTTGTAGATACTTGGCTACCGTGAATGCCGTGATCACCATCCTTGGCATTTTTAGTATTAGTTTGTTTTTGGTTGGCTTTTTTCTTTTCTAAAGCAGCCTTTAAAAAATCAGTTTTCATAATTACTCCTTGGCAATTAAACTGTTAGTCATTGGAAAGATAGCAGCGATGGCTTTAGCACAAGCCAATGCTACGAGCTGATGTTCTTTCTGTGTGCCATTTCCAGAACGTAGCTCAATGAAGTGTACCCACGAGCGCAATGTGCCGTTCATGTAAAGTTTACTTTCGATCAGTCCTTCTGGTAGCACAGCACGGGCCTGCTCCTTGGCTATGCCCTTAGCGATAGCCCACTGGTAAGCACTTCGGGCATATGCGATGACCTGTTGCTGTTGACGTTCCCAATCTCTTTGTAGACGTTCATCGCTCGTTTCGACTGAGTTCTGTCTATTTTTTGGGTCTTGAAGTCGTGCTTCTCTAACCACAAACGAGAGGTCTGTAGTAGGATCAGCATATCGCTGACTGAACTCTTGGAAGGAGAAACTTCTATGTCGAAGGATTTGTCTTGCGATATCTCTGGTTGTGGTGATTTCGACACAGGCTGATACCATTTCAAGGGGTGACCAGTGTGCGTGTTTAACAAGATATCGTATAAGCTTCTCTGATGTCTCTGTATTGAATTGGTTTGATGGATTGCTGACACGGGCGCAATACGCAATGAGTTCCTGCGCATCTGTGATGCCCAGATCTGTAAATTCTGCGGTTGGTTGTGAATAGGATACCAAACGTACATCCATTATTTTTCCTTTAAAATTTTCATCAATTTTTCTTTTTCGAGAAGATCTTTTTCTAGTTTTATGTATTGTTTACGCAGTTCTTTTAATTGTTCCCAACGATCTTCTAATTCTGGATTGGGATTAAGAATACCTAAGCGTTCTTCGATTTTTTCTATAGCATCTGAAAGACTCTTTCCTGCTATCTTTATATCTCCACCTTCTTTGATATTAATACCGTCTGTGTCGATTTTAACATTAGCGTCAGTGTTACCCCATATGCCGGTTCCTGTATAAGTTGTTCCATAATTTTGTGACCAAGTTATAGTCGACGGGGCAGTGATACTAGAATTTACAGTATAAAGTGATGGATCTATAGTTATAGTATCTGTTCCGTCGAGACTGTACGTAGCATATGAGGGTTGTGCTGCTCCATAATCACCGATATCTAATACAATAGTATTGTCAGTTGAATCGTTTTTATCGTCGTTCATTATTTGACTCCTATGAGCATGAACCGCTTGAAAGATTTATCATCGTACTGGAATAATTTTTGACCATGATACAATATTTCGTTAAGGGAAAATTCTTTAATGAATTCTTCTAGACTGTGGTGATTCTGTATATGATCGTCATGCGGCATATCATTGCTCTGTAAAATAACCAAAACGTCTTTTGGAATGTTGTCAAACCATTGGGTTGAATTCATGTGTTCTACGCTGGTGTTGATAACAACATTAAAATCGTCTATGGTGTATTTGTATATGTTAGCATCATCGGAAATACTTTTAAACTTCCAGTTTTGCCAAACCCAGGTTTCGTTGATTTTCTCTGATATATCGCAGGCTTCTTGATCTATGTCTAGATTTAGATATTTTTTAATTTTAAGTTTATTTCTGCTCTTGAAAATAAAATGCAGGATGCCGTACCAGCCACCTAGATTAAGAATGTTTAATTCTTTGTTAAAATCATTATGTATGATGACTTGTTCTATGGTTTCGGCTAACCAAAGTTTGCTTAGAACTTGGCCGCTGGTAAAGGCATCCTCGTCAAGATACATCTTAGGCTGCTTTAGCTTCCTTGCGAGCGTTTTTCTCAGCTGTGATTTCGTTTCTGCGAGCCTTGACCAACTTAGCAACTTCTTGTAGGGCTTTACGAGCACGGGTACCGGCAGCATTGTTCCCACCAGTGAATTTAGAATCTTCTGCTAGAAAAGCTTCAAATTGAGTTTTTAATTGTTCTACTGTGTTTGACATTTTGTTTTCCTTATAAAAATGCGTCTAATACTTATCGGAGTATTTGGTGTGGCCGGTAGGTTTCGAACCTACAAAGGCTACGAACTATGTCAGCGCCCCGTCCCCATTCCAAGCTATGGGCCTGGCGGGAGCTTTGCCAATTTGCTCACGGCCACAAGCTTATTATATACTTTTATTTGGAATTATGCAAGAAAATAGATATATTCAATATCTTAAAGATGATAGTTTCAAACAGTTAGTTTTTAGGATAAGCCAGAACTTCTACGATAAATCCGTGAGATTCTAACCACTGCTGCCTTTCGATATAATCTTCTCTTTGATTTCTTTCAACTATGAATCTTTCGTAAGACTCTTGATCGGAAAATTCAACCCATCTTATATGCTCATTTTCGCTTTCTCTTCTGTTTTGAAAGCTGACAACTCCTGGATATGATTTAAACCATTTCATAAAATCAGCGTGTTTTACAGGTTCAACATCCGGATACCATTTTTCATTTTCTGGCTTAATGGTCCTTGTCTTGTACATGTACGACATGAGAATTCTCCTTTTGGTATTTATTAATTTTTTCACCTTAATTGTGCTGTGATCTCATTTTTATATAGAATTTTGAGTTTTTCTTTGTCGATCTTGTTTCCTGCGAGCAGCGGAAACTCGTCCAAAAACCATATTTTTCTAGGGTGTTGAAATGCGGGGCCGCGATCTAGAACGTACTTTTTAAGCTCCTTTTCGCTGACGGATTTGTGATTTTCTACAATAACAAAAGCGTAGGGCTTATGACCTTTGATTTCATCCTCAAATCCTAATACAACAGCAGAAATTACAGAAGGATGACTTTCTAAGATTTCTTCAACTTTTTTAGGAAATACGCTGTTCCCTCCGCATTTAAACATGTCGTCGTTTCTTCCTAAAAAATAATAAAATCCATGTTCATCTACTGTGAATAAATCGTTGGTAATAAAAAATCCGTCATCTGTAAATGAATTCGTATTATTTTGACTATGATAATACGAATACATCATACTAGGACTTTTGATTTGTAGAACACCATCTACGATTCGGTATTCGATACCCTTAGCTGGATACCCTACGCTGGTAACTGGTCTCGGTATCTTATCTGGGTGTGGTCCAAATAATGCCGGCCCAACTTCAGTGAGTCCGTAGCTATTAAGAACATTAGCATTTGGGAAATATTTTTTTACAGAATCAAACAAATTTTGACTGAAATGTGATGATGCTGATCTAATTAATTTCAATGAATTTAAATTGGCTTGTTTGATATAATCCTCACGAATTATCATAGCAAGCATTGACGGAACACAGTACATGGTGTTTACCTGATATTTTTCTATAGCTTTTATACAGCCCAAGGGATTAAATTTAGGAAGTAGAATAATTTGAGAATTTCCAGCAAACGATCCCTCGAAGGTAGACAGCCCATTGGAGTGATATAATGGAGCAGATATTAAAGAAATTCTTTCTGAAGAATTTTTATCATATGATATATTTCGTTCTAAGGCCCAAATATGACCCCGATGAGTTATACAAGCTGCTTTTGGACTTCCGTGAGTTCCTGAAGTATACAAAATAAAAGCTATATCATCTTCTTTTGTTTTATAACAATCTAAACTTCCGTAGTTCAAAAATTCTTTAAAGTCGCTGTTAAAATGAATAGTGGGTATATCGAATTTTTTATCTCTGTCAACAAATAATATTTTGCTGTTCGTTTCTGACAAGATAATTTTAATCTGTTCGTCTGAAAAATTAGTATTAATCAATACAGGAATAGCGCCTAGTCTTAATGTCCCGAAAAAAACAGAAATTACATCTACAGAATTGTCTGAAAGTATGGAAATTTTTTCGCCTACGTTGATATTTTTTGTAGCCAAGCCACGTGCTACAGCATCTGCTTGTTGATCTACCTGCTTATATGTATAAGATCGAGATGCATTACTGAGATCGATTACTGCAACCTTTTCAAGATCACATAACGGGGAAATAATTTTTCCAAGATTATTAAACATAATTGACATTTTGGAAAAATATTTATAGTAAGAAAACCACCGTATAAATAAAACGCAATGAATAGATACACTAAAAAACCATGGTTAGATGCCGTAGATGGGTTTCATAAAACCTTTTATCCGTTAAGTTGGAATAAAAAAAATAGTTACGCAATTTTTTCCCCAGGGGTAGACCGGTTTCTTATTATTGACAATTACGATCCCTGGATGATTTATGAAACAGGTAAAGTTTTATCTTCTAAAGTTTCGAACATAGTTTATGTGCTAGATCAAGTTACACCGGACATGAATAATGAAAATTGTTTAAATTTTTCCACCAGACATAAAAAAGATGAAAAGGGATACGGTAGTCCTATAGTCATGGCACACAGGCAGTCAGCATCTCTATCAAAAATACCAAAGAATATCATTATAGAAAAAGGCTGGCCTGTAGATTTTGTTGAGGAACCTAGAAAAGATATACTTCTTAGATTACAAGAATATGCCTTATTTTCTTTGAGAACCTTATACGCAATAACTTTATCTGTAAATTTCAAAAACTTTTTTCCAGAAAAAGAATACCTAGATGTTTTTTTCCATGATCAATTTCCTAAAGATTTTAAAATTTATCATGATAATACTTCTGCAGAGCAAGGAATTATTAATTTAATCAAAACAATTTTATATGAATCTGATTCTATCGATTCCGCCATGGTATCGATTAATAATGCTTGGTTAGAACATTCTAAAAACGACCCGTCAGATACAAGGCAACTGTTTTACCTTATCATGGGAATCGAAGAACCTAGCGAACTAAAAAAACTAGGCCCGGCAGGATTTGTAAAACATCGAAATAATCAAACAACATGGGTAGTCTGACATGTTATCAAAAAATTCAGTTTTATATCTAAGCGGTATAACCTACAATTATTATCAGCAAGATTTTTGGGATAGTCTTCGTGAGGATGCGGGATCGGGTGGAAAGTTTATATTAGATCTCAGCACCCTATATAAACCACAGAGATTCGTTAGTAGGAATGGAGAATGGTCTATGGCATGGCCACAGGAAATTCCACCTGGTTTTGAAATGCCAGAGTATGATCCTGTTTTTAATAAATCATTCGACGAAGTTTCAGATTTACGTGCTAGAGAAATTGCTGACCTAATTAAAAATAAAAATCAAAAATTTGTAGTCATGTATTCAGGAGGATTTGATAGTACTGTGATAATGGCAGCATTGATTAAGAATCTAACTCAAGAAGAGATCAAAAATGTCAGTGTATGTGCCAATGGACACTCTATGATAGAAAATCCTATATTTTGGAAGAAGTTTATTTGGAACAAGTTTCAAATATATGATTCAGCACAGTACAAATATGATTCCCTTATAAATCTAGGATTAAGACCCATCACTGCTGATGAAGGCGATTGTATATTCGGAACTATGAGCTTCTTAGAATTACAGCAAAATTATGAATTTTATCTAGATAAAGTATCGCCTAACTCTAGAAATCATTTACTTAATATACAAAGTAAAATGGCCTCACCTGATGTTCATTATTCAGAATATAAGGATTTGATCATAAAACATTGGTCTACTCCACAGTGTCCTTATTTGGGGGAATCGTGGTATGATAAATTTGAAAAGAATATCAAAACTTCTACAGTTCCTATTCAAAGCCTACACGATTACTATTGGTGGGTCTTGTTTAATATTAAATGGGTAAGTTGTGCTGTTAGGATTTCTGTTTTTTTAAATGATAAACTAGACTACGGCACAGTGATTAATGATTGGGCCATTAACTGGTTCGCAAGCGTGGAATATCAAAAATGGTCGATGGTCAATAATAATAACGGGGAAAAAATCCTATACGGACCTACTACTTATAAAATGGCTGCTAGAAAATACATACACGACTTAGACAAAAACGATTGGTATTATTTTTTTAAACTTAAACTCGGAAGCTTAGGTCCAAATGTTATGTATCATCAGGATGTTAGTGATCTTCCGGATAGGCTTAAGCCTAATGCTAGATTTGGCTTAGATAGCGACTATAACTTATTAAGTATAGACGACTTGGATGTACAAGAATACATAAGGTATCATATATCTCGATTTCAACGAGATTGGTAATTTTTTCCTTTTCCTACAAAGGGTAGAAATAATATGCAGGGATCAAACTCCCACCATTTTCCCGATGTTCCTTTTCCGAAGTCATAATTTCCGGGAGCATGGTGGTGATTATTATGCCAACCCTGTCCCCAAGTTATCAACCCCATGATGGGATTATTATGTGAATTATCGTCTGTCTTAAAATTCCTATATCCTACTAACATTTTTTGGTGACCGAACACGTTTATCAAGTTGTCTTGTATCACACCGAAAAATCCCGTAACAAGAAAAAATCCAGTAAAAGCTAGTTTCCAATCTATCAAACATAACAATAAAGGAACGCCCCATAAAATTTTCATGTAGTTATTAAAAAACCAAACATGATTAGATTTACGCATTAGGTCTGAGGAATATTTTATATTAACTACCACGTTAGATTCTGTTATTTGTTTAATCCACCCGTAAAAGGCATGCCAATAACCTTTAACTACTGGACTGTGTAGATCTTTGTCCTTGTCGGCATGCGGATGATGATATCCTCTATGGGCGGCGACCCAAAAAATACTTGGTCCCTGCCCAGCAAACACAGCAAAAAACAAAATGATATTCTCTTTCCATCTGGGAATGTCGTGAGTTTTATGACTGAAAATTCTGTGATATCCGCAAGCTATGCCAAGTCCGCAAACCATAATCCACATGAATAGCGTGAACCACAGATAATATAGAGGAATTATTCCGACAGCCAATAAAATTACCGTGATTATAGCTAGAGATATTTTAGGAATGAAGATAAAATAAAATGCTTTGGATATTTTTTTTAACATCGAATATTTATTTTTTTAATTGGACGACCCATTGTAAGGTATTATAGACAGTGTGTTGACCGATCGGTTCGAAATTTTTATATAGATCTGGCCATCTTTTACTAAGCGAAGCAGATTTACCTTGATTTGATCTTTCGAACCAGGTGTATATAGATTTATTATAATTGTTAGCTGTGATCCACACCTTTTTATAGTCTTTGGTTTGTTCTATGATTTTTGGCAATAAATGATTACCTATAATATACTTCGCACGATGTTCGGGCTGGACTATCATTCTTGTTAATATAAGTGCTGTATCGGAATCATATTCATTCCATCCTGCACTAGCGATAAAATTATTATCAAAGTCTGTTATTACAAAATATGCTCCTTGACGATATCTACCGTTTTTTAAAATATAAAATAAATTAGCTGAATCGTTTCGGTATTCGTACAGATAATTTCTACAAATATCAGGATTATCAAACATTTTATCCGAGATACTTTTTTTTAAAAGTTCAACTATCTTTTGATCGGAAAGATCGTGTATCTCATATATGTGATAATTCATCATTTCACATCGTCAATATTTTCTATCGGAGATTTATTTTTGTTGCTATCTAATAGGATATTCAACGGATTTGATAAAAAATTCGACACTGGTCCAATCTTATAATATTTTCTCCAGTATCTAAATCCTAATAATCCACGATATTGATCATTAAGTAAAAATTTGGGATCTAATGATCTGATTAGATTAGCCAAGTCTGACTGCATCATATCCCATATTCTAATATCTTTGTGAAGTTGATAAAACCAATCGTCGTGTTTACCTAAGAACATTCGATCTGGTTTTCCTGCTTGGAATGATATTTTTTTAATTGCCGGATATATTGCCGGAACTATTCCTCTTTCGTAAATTCCAGGATTTGGTGGATTCATTAGAGCTGATATCTTTAAATCTTTTCCAAGAGCACGTTCGTCGTTTCCCGGCATAACATCATATATGCTTTTATTTTCTGGTTTCATGAGAAAACTAGCTGTAACGTGTGCCTGTTTTATTATCAACTGCGGTAGCTGCGGCGAATGATAAAAGAACACCGGATTGGTATTAGGGTGATTTACAGAATCGTACTTGTTGTTATATACGTTGTCTACAAAAACAAGATAAAAATTATCTTTGTGCCTGTAAATTTTTGGTTTGTCTATGCCTTGAACCACGGCAATTTTTTTACCTGATTCTGCTATGCGTTTCAGATGAATATAACGATCTAGATTATACCGACCGGCCATAGTTGGATGCATCCAATCGTTTCCTTTTAAAAGCCAATCGTCGGCTTTATATTCCAGCATATCATCAAAATAATCATGAAGAGTTACTTTTGTTTTAGGGAATTGAGTTTCAATTTTTTTCAACCAAGGTATTTGTGTGTGAAAAGTTTCATCTATAGTGTTTTCTACTCGTTGATCGGTTGGATTACTTTTCCAATCTCTTAATCCAGATATAGGTGCGCTTCCTACTACTTCATCGACATGTAAACCATTGTTGACAAAGGCATAAAACATATTTGTACTATCGGCGCCACCACTACAGAAAAGAAGAACATAATCGTATTCTTCTCTTATCTGTTTTGCTCTTTTAGCATACAGCTCATCTAAAGACTCGGAAGGTTCCTTTGTCCAATCTACTTTAGAAAAAATTTCGTCATTAAAATTCCAAGACATTTCTGTTTTTAATTGCTGCGCTCTGAACATCGCAGGAATTTTTTCGTAAAATTTTTCAGTGCCTACAGTATAAAATCCTAAATCGTCTAACATTATTTTACCTTTTTTCTAGCTCTAAAAACCACACGCCACAACGGCTTTGATCTAGCGCCTTCTGGTGTCGACGGCGGCTGACAATTATGTAAGCATCTACCGTCGAATACTACTACTCTATTAGGAACCGGACTGACCAGCTTTCCTTGATCAGCCCAGCCTACATTGTAATTTCTTTGCTGTTGATGATCTCCAACATTAAATTGTTGATGATCTCCCGAAGATCCTTCTAAATCGTCAGGGTAAAAAACAATTTCGCCACTCCACCTAGGATACCACTCTGGATTAACGAAGTATAAAATTGTAACGCTGGATTCATCAGTTAGGTCGGGAGTATCTCTGTGCGCTCCCCAAGTGCCAGTGGTTATTCTGCCATATAATCCGTTGACATAAACTCTCCAACCCCAACCGTCTATTCCGTGTTCTTTGGAATATTCTTCATCGAACATATCTTCTGGGTATCCTGTGATTTCGTATTCGTTGTTAAGGCCAGCATTTATTTCTTGCCAGAGCTTCCATATCAGATAATGTTTATTCTTTAAATGATCCTCGTCTCTAGCTAAACAGCATCTTGCGAAAGTAGTAGACTGCACAATAGGCCAAGATGATAGCGGACCGGATAACCCATCCTTCGGTTTAAATCTATTTAATTTTTTCGGAAGTGCGGGCAAGGGCATCCATTGGATGTGCCAAGTTTGATCTTCTAAATATTTTTCGACTTTAAGTTGTGTTTCTTTGGAAACGATATCGTCAAAAACATCAATAGAATATAATTTGTTTTTCATTCTAGTATTCCAATGTCTCTTCGATATCTAAATTGTCCTACAAATTGACTATCTAGGTATGAATAAATTTTTTCAGCAGCGGCACGATGAGTTCTATCGGATGCTGTAAAAACAGAGTGTTTGATATAGAAAGGATCAGTTCCCTCTAATCCGTGCAGTATATTTTCAGGACAGGGATTTAGTTTAGGAAGAAATGAAGCAGGTTTAGTCCAGTCGTAAACTGAATTCATTAATCTAATAGTTACAGTTTTATTTTCATTGTGCGTTATATCAGGAATAGGATCATCTCGACTAGCAGTTAAAAATAATTCACTCAAATTGTTATTAACAGAACCTAGTATTGCCTGTAGTTCCGGATCTCCGCTTCGGGTATTAATTTCTAAAATCATAGGAACATCGTTTTCATCTACGGCTATTCCTAAAAATATAAAACCTTTGTAGATATAGTTTTTACTCTTTAAAAAATTAAAAATTTTATCAGCGTATTCATGAACCACAAAATCGACATTATTCATGTTATATGATCCCATACTCACGGAATTAAATCCCTGATCACCATCGTGGATTTTTTTATAATCTCTAGCTGATCCTAGATATTTCCATCCAGAGGAATTAAACAACGCATGATAAGAATATTCTTTTTTAATGTTGATAAATTTTTCTATGATTAAACTGACATCAAATCCGATATTGGTAATTCTAGCATTGTTGTCTAATCTTACACTAAACAAGTCAAGATAAACCTCTTCAAAATTATCATCGGTTACTATAATAGTTTGTTTTCCGTATTGATAAACGAAATTTAACTTTATAACAAAAGGCCTAGGAATGGTCCTAAAATTGTCAAACAGATATTTTCCATTTACTGTTTCCCCAATTCCAGTTGGTATTTGTAAACTATTAAACATTTTTTTACTTAAAGTTTTATTTTTTTCTAAACCGGTCATTTCAGGACTCACAAAAAAATATGGGATATTAAGTTTTTTAAGGCCTTCGTGAATTAATAAACTACTAGGAACTTGTACAGATGAAGTCAGCACAAAATCTATATTTCTTCTTTGAATATCTTCTAGTATTAACTTGACTTCTTCGTCGATAGAATTATTTTTTGGAATAACTGGGATATAAATCGGTATAGGAAAATACTTTTCGTTTTCGATCAGAGAAGGATGGGCACCGTAATGATAGACTTTGTTTACATTTGATTCTTTAGTAAACATTTGTGCCACCTGGTGATAACTAGAGGACGAAGAAATAATTGCGATATTCATAGGTATCTTACTTATTCTATTTTTCCATCCTGGAAATGAAATCAAAATATGGTTCGGAGTGTGTTCCCCACCACCTTTCTTTAAATTTTCCAAATATTTTTAGATTGGGATGATCGAATATTTCACTGCTTTCGATATTTTCATATCCGGTATACTTTTGTCTCCTAATCGAGTTAAAGCCACTAAAGTCGTTGAATACTAAACCTTTGATTGAGTTGTTACCTAACTTACCTGGAAATTGATGATTAGCAAGATTTTTCATAATAGGATGCTGCAGGAAAGAAAGATATTGTTCGGGTCTGTGAACTAGAAAATAAGGACATCCGAATATTTTATTTTTTTTGAAATATTTTAAAACAGTGTGGAGCGGTTCTATTTCATCGACCATCCAGATATTGTTTTTTTTGTCTAAAGTCATGTGTGGCGGGCCGTGACTGCCCATTACAACTGTGCCTCCTAATTGATCGACACAGGAGAATGTTCCGGGTAATTGATATGCACCGATACAGTATTCGGCGGCAATGTCGACTATTCTCCCCGATTCTACAAATTCATCAAAATCAAAATCTATTATAATAGGCTTCAATTTTTTAGATTCGCAGAATTCGAAGGCATATTTGACATCGTGTTCGTTATAGTTTGGATTTAATTTTATAATTACCGGTGTGATATCTATTTTTAAGGATAAAAAAAGATTTAGTATATATTCACTATCTACTCCGCCGCTATACATAAGATATAATTTTCCTTGCCGAAGATCGTATATTTCCTCGGCTACTTCTAGAGAAATCTTATGGAAGTCGCTGTGTTTATTTGACGGTGGATCGATTTCGGCTCGAAAGTTTTTGCCCGAACCAAAAGTCCTAATGTAATCGTTTTTTGGGAAGATCATTGCTTTTTATTTAAAGTCTGTGAACTTAAAAAAAATTAATCCTGATAATTTTAATAATAAGTACAAGCACCGATCTCGTTAAGGAAATACCGCATGAAAAAGATAATTTTTTTACTGTTATTAGCTATTTCATCTACTAGTTATGCGACTGAATCTATAAAAATAATTTCTCCCTATAGTCCAGGACATAGTGCTACATCTGCTATGTTAAAAATCATAGACGAAGCTAATACCAGCCAAAATATCTATAAGTTTTCGCTGGAGTTCAAACCTGGTGGCAATCAAATTATAGCAGTGAAATCGTTGGATGCCTTAAACTCTTTAGCTATTATCGCTCCGGCTTTTGTAGAAAACGTAGCTTCTGGTCAAATAAATGAACAGGATTATGTTCCTGTGTATGCGTTGGGGGATGCCTGCTGGGCCGTGATTACCAATAAACCACTTAAAGGACAACAAGAATTTGTAGTTGGCGGAGTAGGTTATGGAAATGCTGCTCATCTAACAGCCTTAGCTCTAGGAGAAAAATATAAGTTTTCAGTTAGATATATTGTTTTCAAATCTAACAACGATGCCTTGGTAAACATGACCGGAGAAAACGGAGTTGAATTCGTTATAGACAGATATGAAGCATATCAATCGTTAAAAACTAAAAATCCAAAAATGACGATGATAGCGGCCAGCTGTCCTACTAGACTCCCGCAGGAACCTAAGATTCCAACATTAAAGGAAATGGGTATAAATTCACCCTATATTTTTAACATCCTAGTATCGCATAAAGACATGCCAGCAGCAAGACGTGCGGTAATCGGAAAAATACTAGAACAAGCCACTGCTAAAATCGGTGAAACTGAAGTGTTTAAACTGAGTGCCGTTAGACCTCCGCAGTTTGATAACATTCCTGCAGATCAGTTTTATGAAAAATCCATTTCTATGGTAAGAAATCTACAAATCAAGTATAAAACACAGATCGAGCAATCCAAAAGATAAACAGAGTATAAATAAAGAGTAGGGAGTCATGACCCTACTCAACCTTAACGTTTAAAGGAATGGAGTACTCAAAATGAACAAAAAGCATATTAAATGGGTTCTAGCACACGAGCCGATCGAATTGTTTATTCGCGCTGCCAAAGTTTTTGCAGAAGAAGTAAACAAAAAAGCTCCTGATCAACTAGAAATCGAAGTTATGACTATGAGTGAATACACTCAAAAATATAACAACGGTGTAGTAGTCACCAAGCATGAGCTTGTTGATCTATTAGATCAGGGCAAGATCGAAATGAGCCAAACCTATACAATCACATTAGGTAAAGTAAACAAGGACTTCTTCGCACTAGATTTGCCATTCTTGTTCGAATCACACGATCACGCAAGTCGTGTATTTGAAGGAGAAGTTGGTAAGCAGTTGCTAGACAGCTTACAAGAAAGCAAGAAAGTAAAAGGCTTGGCTTTCACATACTCGGGCGGTTTCCGTATTATTCCTGGAAATGAACCTGTAGCACGTATTGAAGATCTACGTGATGTTAAAGTTCGCACTAGCCACAGTCCGGTGGCGATTGAAACATTCAAGACACTAGGTGCTGATGTTGTTCCAATGGAACTAGAAGAATTATCAGAGAATCTAGGAAATGCCAATGTAGATATCGGCGAAAGCACATATCCACGTGTGTATGCTCTAGGTCATGATAAAGTTTCTAAGGTTATCAACCACACAGAACACAGTTTGTTCTTAACATCGATCCTAATCGGTACAGACTTCTGGAACGGTCTATCTGAAGAACTACAAACTGTAGTATCTGAAGCTGCTCAAGTTGCTGCTCGTTACGAACGTTCTATCAGTATTGACGATGTACTAGCTACACAAGCTCGTGCTGAACAAGATGGTATTCAAGTTCTAAAGATGAGCAAAGAAGAGAAGGCTAGATTTGCTGATGAAACCAAAGTAGTCTATGATAAGTTCCAAGACTATTTCACAGCTGGTTTAGTTGATAAGATTAAGAAAGCAAAATAATTTAATCTTAAAGTAAAAAGGACTCTTCGGAGTCCTTTTTTTATCTCTGATATAAATTAAAAATTTCTCTTGCTTCTGTGTAGTTAGCTACCTTTCCACCTAAATCTTTAATTATTCTTGCGGCTTTTATTACCAACCCCGAGTTGCTTTTCGCTAAAACGCCTTTTTCGATAAAAATATTATCTTCCATGCCAACGCGAACATGTCCGCCATATAACCATGATTGTGCTACAATAGGCATCTGCATTTTACTAATACCAAACGCCGACCAGACAGAACCATTAGGAAGTTGCCTGCGAGCGTAGTCTAATGTTTCGGGAGAAGCCGACCAACCGTATTTAATGCCCATGGCAAATTGCCATAGTGGAGGACTGTCGATCACACCTTCAGAAATGAATTCTTGAGCGATTCGAAAATCTCCGCTATCAAAAATTTCTAATTCAGGTTTACATCGAACTGCTTGAACCATTTTTATCATTTCTTTAACAATTGGTTTGTAGTTAATACGCACTGAATTTCCAGCATGATGCATAGTGTTAAAGTCGATACTACATATATCTGGTTTAATTTTTTCAATGTGACGAACTCTTAGAGCTGCATCAAAAAGATAAGTGCCGTCTCCCCCGACAGACAATTTTTCATCGCTTGGAACAAATGTTGCTCCCGGACCCGTGGTTAAATTAATGATTAGATCCTTGTTGTGTTTTTTAATTCTATCAACAGTATCCTGATATAGATCTAAAGCGATGGCCGGGCGGCCTGTTTCTGGATCACGAACGTGTATATGTACCACAGCGGCGCCTGCTTCGGCGCATTCTAGTGACGATGTGGCGATCTGTTCCGGTGTAATAGGAAGATAAGGAGTATCCTCGGGTTTGGTCCCCGCTCCGGTGATAGCTGCGGTTATTACAGTTTTCAAGCCAATCGACCCCCATCTAACAGTATAGAACTTCCGTTTACATATTTTAAAGAAGTAGCCAATGCTTCTATAGTTGCTACAACATCAGAAGCTTTACCTACTCTACCCAGGGGTATTTGTTTCGCAATTCTTTCGTTAGTCCCTTCGGGTTTATATCCCCCTGATGTTGGTGTTTCTAACATTCCGGGACATACAGATACCACTCTGATTTTTGGTGCTAGAGTTCTACTTAAAGATCTTGTAATTAATTCTAAAGCAGACTTTGAAGCACCGTAGATAATATTCGATTGACTAGCTCTTCTATTTGATGCTGAAGTAATATTAATAATCAAACTTTCCTCGCCGTTTAGTAATAATGGTGTAAATTCCCGTATCACTGAAAAGGTTCCTCTGACATTATTAATTAAAATTTCATCAATGATTTCATCGGTATAGGAATTTAAATCTTCATTATCCAGGCTTTTAGTAATTCCTGCTGAATTTATGAGGAGGTCACATCGTCCGGAAATGTTTTTTATTTCTTGTACTACCGATCTAAGAGCATTGGTATCTGTAATGGATGACAAAAATGCTCTGTGATTTAACTCTTGATTGGGCAAGCTCTTAATAAATTCACTAGCCTCGTCGATATTGTTTCTTACTATGATATAAATTGTAGAACCGATTTCGGAGAATCTTTTAGCAGCTTCTTTAGCCACAGCTCCATTTCCCCCTGTAATAACAATAATTTTATTTTTCATATATTCTTTTTAGTCTACTAAAAATTTTGATAATTTTTCTAATCCCACTTCCCAAGTGGGATTATTTTCAAATCTTAAACTGTAAGATATTCTCCATGTGTTGTTATCTCTATTATTAACTCTATGCGGAATGTCTGTTTTTATCATCATAGGTTTATTTAATACAGCAGTGAAGTCTGGTTTCATATACAGGTTTCCCCAAAATTGGGGAGATGTGGTTTTATATAACGGTGTCCAATTATCGTCTTTATATTCTAATGCTTTATAACTCCATTCTGTTAATCCGGGTTCGCCGATCAATAGCCAATTGATAGCAAACAATTCGCAATTAACTTTTTGATCAGTGTGATATGGCGGAAGGTTATGAGGTTCTCGTGACCACAAATTTCCTCTTTTTGGTATTAATCCGCAATCAAAAAATAAATTTTTAAGTTCTTGTTTAAGAAGACTTCCTTGGCTATCTAGATAGATAAATGAGGAATTGATATCTTCAATTACGCCTTTCCAATCTTCGACTAAAGGATCGTTTATCAAAGACAAATATCTGTAAGGAACTTCTTGTTTCATGAAATATTTATAGGTAAAAATTACGCATATAAATATTTTTATGACACAGGTACCCCCAGGAATCAGCGGACAGCCCGCAAACTACGATCCGAAAAATATCAGCAGTGAAATGTTGGCCAACGAACTTAGTTTAATTAACATCGGTGATTTCGAGCCATTAAAGATAAAAATTGATGTAAATTCACTAATGATCGAACTTGAAAGATTTAAAGACGATTGGCAAGATTACTTGCCAAGAACAGATCGACCGAATAATCGTAAAGGTTTAACTCTAACAACCATACCAGGAAAAACACACAGAGATGCGCCTAGCCTAGCTGAAGCCAGTTATACTGCGAAACGTAGATTGAGTGAATTAGAATTTAATAACAAAACTGAAGTTTATAAGGCCTGTCAAAGCCTTAACTCTTTATTTTCAGTATTTCCTAATCTCGGCCGTACATTTTTTGTAAAATCAGACGTAGGGGGATACTTCGTACCTCATCGAGATCATCCAGCCATGCCTAGAGATGTTTTTAGACTAGTCGTCTTTGTCAATAACTGCGGACCGTTGGATTATGATTGGTTGATGGATGATCGTAAATTACAGATAGAACACGGTAGAGTCTATTACGTTAACACTAGAAAAACACATAGAACTATTAGTTGGGTGAATGACAGTATACATCTGATATTGAATATACCTATGACTACAGAGAATGTGGCTAAGGTTATTGCTAACTTACAACATACTCACTAAGTTTTCTCACGGCATTTTCGAATAATATTCTTTGATCATTCTGTGTTAATATCAAAGATAAACACCATCTTCCTATCTTATCATGATTTAATACTTTATGTGGACGTCCGACATTTACCAGTGCTGGTTTAACTATTGTAATAGATTCTTTAAGAATTACTTCGTCGTTTGATAATTTTATATATTGTGTGTCTACTTCTGTTTTTGAAGTTTGTCTAGTTTTGGATAGATCTTTCAATTCTCCCCATAACATATAGTGGAACGTTGAACCCCATACAAAATTAATTTTAATAAAATCTTCGGGGGGATTCATGTCTATATGCCAAATTAGATCTCCATAGGGGGGCGTGTAAAATAATTCAGAATTTATCAAATTATAATCAATGGATGAAAAGAAAGAAAATATGCTGGCATCAAAAAAGTGATTTAAGTTATTCCAATGTTTATTTTTATTTTTATCTAAATTTTTAGATAAATCAACAGTAATTTTTTCTTTATCGAAAAAGTTGCTAGGAATTTCTATGAACCTATAATAAGGAGATTGCATAATTCTTATATTTTTTATAGCTACGATCTATTAAATCTTTATGTTTTTTTGGATCTACGAAACCTCTTACGTATATAGTTTCTCTATTAATGTCTTCTTTGATACGATGATACCCGTTTGTAGAATTTAATAGATAGCAACACGGAACCGCCGGAATTTCAGCAGTTACCCAATCGTTTCCATTAAAAATTTCAATGCTGTTAATGTTTCCTTTAAGAACAAATCTATACCCACAGGGTTCGTTTTCTAATATATGAGCCAGCTCGTGCTTTTCAAAAGTCATAGACGGATATACATCAACATGGCTTTCTACTTTTTTTTGTTGTATTTTGTGTGTCAGGGTTGTTATTTTTTCAAATGGTAGTTGATTTAAAATTTCGTTAAAGTTTGTACGCTCAATAGTATCTTTGTCTATAGGAGAGGATGACCAATAGGGATTGTATTCTTTTAATTGGATCGATCTATCTTTTTGATAAAAGTTGAGTCGAGATAGGTCAATGTCGATGGGTAAAAATAACAAATTCATTTTATATATTTTTGATAAATGGTTTTAGCAAATTCTTCATGGCATCTTAATTCAAAATGTTTCATCGGTGTAAATAAAAAGTTATTTTTAATTTGAGTAGTATCCATGCAATTTTCTTCGGGTATTTCTAATATCCCCGATTCGTTTATTAACGTTTGTATGATATCATTGTTTTTTAACATAACATTTTTTTCTAATGGATCTAGGATATGGTATTTTAAAACTTTTAAGGAAATAAAAAATATAGGATCTATTCCAGTTATGCCTTTAATTAAGTTTTTTAAACCAGTCATTACATACAAATACTTAATAGAATAATCTTCATTTTTATAATATTTCATATAACCTTTTGCTATTTCCTTTTCAAATTGATTAGGTAAAAATTCTATCCAGCCCATTGGTTTTTCTCTCATAAAATACGAATCAGAAAGATCTGAATTATAAAATTCAAATCTAGTAGGACTGGTTAATTGTATAAAAATAAAATCAAACTTAATATTTTTATTTTTCAAAAGATCTATTGTAGTACGATTAGCTATTCCAGTAATAGACGACCCTGCTACTCCGCTATTGATAAAGTTTATATTATTGTCTATTTTTTTTAATTGTCCGGGCCATGCCGCTGATCTTTCTTGTAAAATTAATTCTTCATAAGATCCAAAGAAATTGATCCCATGATTTTGTCTAACTCTTGCCCAGTTATAATTGGCATCAGTGGCCAAATAAGATCCAGTTGGACTATAACCGGGAAAATTAGAAAATTGGTAATCTAATATTTCTAGGCCCGAAGTAAAGCTATCACCGTTACAATAAATATTCATTTTTACTTTTTTCAGATATAAAACAGTCTTGTTGAAACTTATCTATACTTTTCTTAACTAAATTTTTGTATCTTTCGATATCTATTTCATACCGATCTAATATAATTATTATTTTTCGGAACCCTGGAATAAACTCGCTACCATGTTTTGTTCTAAGATTATTCCATACAAAAGAATTAGTGTTGGGTAATCTAGGAATGGGAAATTTTTTAGAAACATCGTCCGGGGTACCGGGAAGAGATTCAATTAAACTAAGTGTTTGTTTAGGATTTTCATCATATAACATAATACGGAAAGCTCCCGGAAAATCTACAAATTTAGTATGATCTCGATGGAATAAAACATTTCTCGTGCTACTCCAAAATCTTATTCTAGAAATAGATTTAAAAGGAAAATTGTTCATGATGTCATCGTAAACATATTTGAAATCTATCATAAAGTCGTCTCTTATGTTTAATGTCCAAATATCTTGTTGATTTTTTTCTTGTGTGGGAAGAACATCTATCGCATCGAAATTTGTCACTCCTGTTAATTTATTAGCAACGTCGGGACTGACCTTATATGTAGGTTGAGAATATTTAAAAAACCACTCGACTATTTCTGGATATTCGAATCTTGGTATGTCTAATGGAATTAAACAATAATTTCCCCAAGCTTCTGCCTCTTCTAAATCAGGCCAGATATCAAGCTGTTCTTTTCTTCGCTGTGTAAAAAAATCTTTTTCTAACATTTTTTTGTAAAAATACTTATACCTAATTTTGATTTTATTCCTATATTTCTAAAATCGCTGGCACAATGTAATCTAATACTGTCAAATATCAATGCGTCTCCGGGAATCCAATCTAATGTAGAATGTAGACTTAGTCCCTCTAACCATGTCGGATTAAGATGCGTAAAATAATTTTTTTCGTCAACAAATTTTTTATCTACTGTACCTGTAATGTCTTTATAGTCATATATTTGTTTATTATAATAAGTAGGAACATTTGAGCTTCCTTTGAAAAATTTTGCTGGCCCGTGAAAATAAAATTGATCAAAAAAACATAACTTAGGGTAAGTTTCGGAATAACCATCTAAAAATAAAGGAATAGTTATACCCTTATATACAGTATCGGGTAATTCAAATGTATCGTCGTTGTGTATGATATGAGGATAATCTGTTTTAAAAAAGAAAGCTGCGGTAACTTCGTAATTACCTATTAAAGTCTCTAAGCCGGTTAAAATTTTACTGACCACTTGATCTTGATAATATTCACGAAGATCTAGAGTTATAGGCCCTGTGTTTTTCTGTATCAAATTCGAATAAGGACCTATACTAGATGCCTGACTATTAAAAATATCTATTAGATATGAAATTTGATAGTTATCTAAGAAATTTTTAATAGAGTATGGGTTTTCTATAGATTCTATTATTTTGTTTATTTTTTCAAGAGTTCTCATAGTAGTAATTATTTAATTGTAAATATGGCATGTTGATTTTAAATGATAATAAAAAGTACGGAATTATGCTTTCTGGCGGGTTAGACAGTGCTGTTTTAATGTATATGATTTTAAAATCAAATAAAAATATACAACTCCAACCTTTTTCAATACCAAAACACGACGGATCTCACTTATTTGTTTCTGAAATAATCAAGTATTTTGAGAACCAGTTTGACATTAAAATTCAAGAAACTAAATTAGTAGGAAATCCCGATGCTTATCATACAGAGCAAAGTCGAATAGCTGTTCGGGAAATTTTTCAAAATCACACTGACATCGATTATTTGTTTTTTGCTACAAATCAAAATCCTCCTCATTCGTTTGATTACAGTGTTTATCCAGAGGACGGATATCCTAAACGAGTACAAGGTCCCGATCATCCTAAGATTTTAATGCCGTTTATAAAAATGCATAAAGACGAAATATTGAAAATTTTATTTGACAGAGGTCAAGAACAGTTGTTAATGTTAACTCACACCTGTACAGAAAGAAAAACTGGCCGTTGCGGCCAGTGTTTTCAGTGTAACGAACGTGCTTGGGCTTTTCAGCAGTTAGACAAAATCGATCCAGGGATCAATTAGTTCAAATCATCCCAGGTGGTTGTCGAGCCGTTATATCCTTGGAATTTTCCTGTGCCAGTGATATAAACCATCATTCCTGCGGTTGGAGTTGGGATCGCAGTGTTTCTCGCCGCAGCATCCGCATATGTAGCTAATGTTATAGCACCTTTGAAAGTAGTTTGTTGGCTAGAATTAATTTCTACAGCATTAAGATATGTTCCTGTGCTGTTAGTTGTATTAAACAACAATTCTCCGGGAACCACACCACTTGAAACTGTTCCCATTACTCTAGCACTTATTCCCGAAGAAAGACGCATGGCAGTTCCGTCGTGTCCCGCAAATGAAATATCTGCGATGTCATCACCAGTTTGTACTGCTGTAGTTGCTGTTGATGTTCCTCTACCTCTGTTAAATCTTAAATCGTCAACATCAGGAGTTGAATGGTATTGATCAAACACAACCATTGACAGACTCTTATATGAATTTTGAAATACTCTAAATCTTCCATCTATCGAATTACTGCCAACTTGTACTAGATGTTGAGTCGTGCCAGTATTAAGAGCAGCTGTAATTTCTAGTACATTATTAGCATAGATAGTACCAGTAGTTAATACAGTTGTATTCAAAGCAGGGGATCCAATCGAAGTATCAGCAAAAATTTTATCTACTGCTAATGTACCAGTATCGGGAATATAATTCAAAGTTCCATCACATTTTATTGTAGAGGCACTGTTAAAACTACTTAAAAACGGAATAAAATGTGCTGTAGTTTCATTGGCGTCCGGTTGAGGAGTTATTTGTCTTATATCAGAATATACAAAAATATATCCTTCCTCATTTACCGCAGTAAAGATATTTACGTTGTCACCTAAAATGTTTATGGTGTCAGCATTGGATACTGTTGTAGTTGTAGAATCATCTGTGCCGATGTAAAATTCTATCTCATTACCATCAATAGTAGTGCCTGCTGGTAAATTTATATTTGTTCCGTCGGAAGTGATATTCACTTCGTTAATAAAGAAATCACTGCATCTAATTACTCCGGTTTCGGAATCTACAAGTGTAGTTGAGCTGTTATCAATAATAGAGGCATTAATTGTTCCTAGTTCAAATTGATCAAGAGTTACAGTGGCTGAAATAACCTTCGATGCACTGTTATAGCTAAAGGAGATATTTTTATGGTTGCCCCCTAAAAACACCTCAGAAACAGAATCTTTTGCTTCGTTAAGATTAATACCAGCTACAGATATTCCTCCTTGTGTAGTGCCATCACCTACAACTATTCTTTTTAATGTTGAATCGTATACAATCTCACCGATCAACGGTGTGATACTATTAACTTCAGCACTGGTGCCTCTGCGAATCTGTAAGGGCATAGTAATAACTCCTGGAAATATCCTATTCATTATATTTATGCCAGCCAAAAAAATAGGGCTCCTGGGAGCCCTATAAACTGCGTAGTTAATATCACATAATAGGACCGTTGCCGTTCCTAAAACCTATTTCACCGCCTTCTTCTTCGATACGCTTGATAACGTCTTCGAATAAGATAGGAGCAAAGTTCGGTGTTTGTTCTACGCAAACACAGTGGTAACGTGGGTCGATCTCGTCACCGTATAAAACTTCACCAGTCCTGGCATCAACGCCACGAGCCTTACGAACACGATTTGCGTGTAAGTGACCGTGGATGTTAACACCAAATCTACCCAAACTATCTGCGTGGACCGGGATGTGCGACAAAATCATACCGTTCATCACATGGTATGCCCTCAACTCTCTAAAGTATTGACGGTATTCGTCATCTCTAAAGATATCGTGGTTACCACGGATCAAAACCTTATCACCGTTTAATCTAGCCAATGTTGACATAGCCTTACGGTTAATGACAACATCGCCCAAATGGTAGACTTTGTCTGTGGGCCGGACACGTTCGTTCCAAGCCCGGATCATGGCTTCGTCCATCTCCGCGGGATCGTCCCAGGGACGTAACTTCGTAACACCGTCATTTCGGGTGAAGCGGCAAACGCCAGCGTGTCCGAAATGCGTGTCGCTAACTAAAAATACGCTAGGCATCTTGCCCTCCTTTCTATATAGTTATATTATAACATCAAAAATCCAAATTGTCAACTTCACCAGAACAGTAAATTAATTTATGCCTATGCTCCTAAATAAATAAAAATTACCATGTTATTAGATCCATTGTACAAAATTGAAGATTTTGAAAATTTACAAAATGAAGTTTTTGAAATTGTTAAAAATTACGGGCAGGGCAAACTTCAATTAATCTGTCAAGGTTTAACAGAAGGTTTAGATGATTGGGACATTGGAACTGGAAGGATTGAAGAGTTAGATATTCGAGAAGAAAAAGAATATATCAACATCCATGCCAGCTTGTCTAACACTATTATCGAAAAGTTGATTCAAAAGCATAATGGTTTTAGAACAAGGATAATGATCATGCCCCCGAATAAGATGTACTCAGTTCATGCTGATCCCACACCGAGAATTCACATTCCTATAACGACCAATGACGAATGTTGGATGATATGGCCTCACTTTTCTCAATGTAAAAGATTGCCTGCGGGATTCGTTTATTGGACCAACACTACTAAAAAGCACACATTTATCAATGGTGGAGATAGTGATAGAATCCACATAGTGATGTGTGTAAATGAAAATCCGCTATCATGATCTTGCCTCTAACGAAAATTAATCAGTTAAAAAACCAATTAGAACAGCATCCTTTATTGGTCGGAAATGTCATTAAAGATATCACCGATCTTCATATATTCATGGAGCATCATGTTTTTGCGGTTTGGGATTTTATGTGTCTTCTAAAGAGTCTACAAAATCATATTTGTCCAAGTACAAATTGCTGGATACCGACTAGAAATATCAGAAGCGGTGCAGCTAGACTCATAAATGAAATCGTGTTAGCAGAAGAAAGTGATCTAGATATAGACGGTATAAACAGTATAGCTCACCACGATCTATACTGTCAAGCGATGTTAGAAGTTGGAGCCGATGCTAACACTATAGAAAAATGGGTGGAAGCTGTCAAAGACCAGGGAGTATATTCTGCGATAGAAGAAGTGAGTATTCCCGACGCTAGTTTAAAATTTGTAAAAAAAACATTTAAATTTATTGATACTGGTGAACCTCATATAATTGCTGCTGCTTTTTGTTTTGGTAGAGAAACTATTATACCGCAAATGTTTCAAAATTTATCCAGTAATTTAAATATTTCTAAAATCGATTGTCCTAAATTTTATTATTATTTAGAACGCCACATAGAAATAGATAGTGAGGAGCATGGTCCGGCTAGTATTTCTTTAGTACAGGACCTTTGTGATCACGATCCTGTCCACATACATGAAGCTGAACAAGCCGCCATTGAAGCTCTTAGAGCTCGAATCGAATTATGGGATTCGGTTGCCGATATTATTCAAAATCACAGATCCCAATTTATGCATAATTAGATATTTTGATTTAACAGTTGGGTATAGTAATTTTTTAGGAAATTGAGCCTTCCTTGACGTATTGGATTCCAATCTATACTATCATGGGCCGTTACTCTATAAAGATTTATATCGTCTGTATAATTGCCTAATTCTAAAAGGGGCATCCAGCTAGGGGTGGTGTAAGGCTTAGACAAATTATTTAGAGTGGTTGCCATGTCTTCGGTCTGTCTTTCGTTGTATAAGCTATGTTTCCAGATAACCCTACCATTATCGCTTTCGAAAGAAAAACCATATTTTTCTGCATTTCTTTCGAATTCCGAAGTGTATGAGTTAATTTTATCACGATTGATCTGGAGATGCGCCCAATACCAGCTAGGTAATTTATTTTCTACTAACCAATTATGGGTATCAAACATTTCATTAAATGTTTCAGGCGGAAGTCCGCAAATTAATCCAAGTCTCGGAGAAATTTTTCTCTTCCATTTATTATGATAAAGATCAGGAAGATAATCTTTTACTTTTTTGTTTTGCCACCCTTTTCCAACTAAATCTGCTGCTTCTTGATTAAAGCTCTCTATTCCAAAAAAACAACTAACTAATCCCGATTCTGGAAGGAGATCTTCCTGCTCCGACCATTTATGAATTAAATCAAGTCTTAGATATGCTGCGTATTGAAGATCAAAAGGTAAAGTTTTTACCATCTCTGTAAATTCTTTTAATCGTGTTCTATCAGCATTAAAAGTATCGTCGACCATGTAATAACGAGTTGTTCCGAACTGCTGGTAATTTCTAAGTATTTCTTCTTTTATTAATTCCATTTCTCTAGTAAAATCGTTTTTAGATTTTCCTATATAAGGATATTGACAAAATTTACAGGCAAATACACACCCTCTTCCGAGTTCTATCGGCAAAGTCTCTCTCGGTTGTATAAAATCATTTTGGCTCCACGTGTGTGTACATTTTTTAATATCAAATTTTTCAAATATCTGAGGAAGAGGAATATTTTCTCTAATTACAACATTTCCCTCGATTTTTTCATATGCCAGGGGTGCGGCCCCTCTAAATATATGGTTACAGAAAGCCAACATTGTATCTTCGGCATGTCCCATAAAAATAACATCAAATAAACTTTTATTTCTATATTTCTTAACAAACGCCTGTGCTGAGGCACCCCCTGCTACGATTTTTATCTGTGGAAATTTCTTTTTGATACGTAATAATATTCTTTCGATCTTATTGTTGTATTCTCCGTGTTCCGGAAAATCTATCATTGGGCTGTATCCGACAATTTTTGTTTTATCGTTTACATATTTTTCGATCAATTTCCAAATTTGCTCTTCAGAAAATTTATGTATAAAATCTATCACCTGCACAGAATAATCAAAGTTACGAAGATACCATGCGATTTGATAAGTTCCTAGAGTTCTGAAAAGTTTAAATTCTTTGCCGACACACGCGGTTAATAATACTATATCCATATAATTTGATTTCTGTCGGATATTTATAGAGGAAAAACACCCACTGATAAATAATGTATGATTAGATTTATCACACAAGATACAGACATTTTTGATCGACACCGCTTGAGTATTAAAATTTTGAATGGTACTCGATCATTTAAAAATCAATCTATAACTCGAATGATAATCTGTGACGGTGAAATACGAGGAGATTCGATTTCCGGAAAAGGAAAAATATCTGCTTCTCTCAATCAAGGATTTGAAGTAGAAGGGAAAGGTGTTATTATAGAATTACTTGGATTCAATATGAATGAAGAAATTCTAACACTTTTAAATACTTTATCTCCGGGTAACCTGAGTTACATAGACGGATGTTCTAATTCTTGTGTGATACCGGCTCCCAGAGACGGGGATCCTTGTCTTAATTATCTTTTTTTCCCTCCAGAAATAAATCAGACTTTTCATACTCATCCTAGCGTGAGAATTGGTATGGTTCTATCTGGGCAGGGATTCGCAGATGTTAATGATCAGATTTATGAATTATCTTCAGGAACAATTTTTATATTAGATCGATTTTCAAAACATAGATTTAGAACACAGGACCATAGTATGAGCTTGGTAGCATTCCATCCGGATAGCGAGGATGGCCCTAGAGATGAATCTAATCCGATGATAACCAGAACTTATCTATCAAAATAACGAGATACTAATACCTCTGGTAGATCTAGCATGCTCTTAAAGGTATCTTGATTTTCTGTAAAGTCTGAAACTTTTCCAATTTTATAAGAATTAATAAAAGTTTGAAATCCGTTATTTCCTGGATTAATATATTTAGGATTTATTTTTTTAAAAAAACTAATGGTATCTGATACCATCATCTGATTAAGCATAGTTTTGTTATGTAGTTGATAGAACCAACCGTCGTGTTCTCCTAGAAAAATGCTTATCGGCTTTTCTGCTTGGAAAATCGATCTATGCGTAGAGGGATAAATGCAGGGAACTATTGCTCTCTCATATCGGCTATGTCGGAATCGGTTTTCGGCCCAGGAAGTTTTCAACGCTCTGCTTTGTATTCTTAGATATTTTAATGCTCTGATATTTTCCGGTTTAAAAATCCATCTGGATAACTGATGTGCCTGTTTGACCATCATTAAAGGTAATTGACCATTCCAGTAAAATAAAACGTTATCTACATTTAAATAATCCCTATCGAACGGTAATCTCTGAACGTTAACAGGAAGGTCAGCAAATACAGTATAGATATCCCCAGTATGATCATCTACAGCTAATGTTGGTTTATCAATACCGTATACAAATGCCATGCGTTTGCCGGCCTCTGCTATTTTTTTCAAGTGTGGAATTCTTTCATATCTATATCTAGCACGGCTAGACGGATGAACCCAATCTTCACATTGATATAGCCATTCTTCCGACTTATAATCTAACATGTCATGAAAATAATCATGGAGTGTGATTTTAACGTTGGGAAATTTAGATGATATTTCGTCCATCAACGGAAGTTGAGCATACTTTGTTTCGGACATTGTGTTTATGTGGCTAGTATCCTTGGTATTGAAATCAAAGTTGTTTAGCCCAGACATAGGTGCTGCCGCTATGATTTCGTCAGGAAAAATGTCGTTGTTTAAAAAACTCTTTACGACATTGGTACTATCCGCTCCGCCGCTACATAAAATTACGACATAGTCATATTCTTCTCGTATTTGTTGGGCTCGATTTTTATAGAATTCATCTAAGTCTGCATCCGGTTCTATAGTCCAATTTATTTTTTCAAATATATCTTGGTGAAAGTGCCAAGAGACATCGTCTAAAGTTTTACTAGCATGCATGATCGCATCTATTTTATTGTAAAATATTTTGTCTTTGACTTTATAGTAAAATCCAATTTTATTTTTCATCAAAGTATTTCCGAAAGATTATAATCTACATTTTCGTAAACTCTTTTTACTTCTGTTTTTTGAGAAGTTAAAAAAGAAATAATTTCTTCATAGGGATAGGCTATCATGTGTTTCTTTATTTTAGGAGTTTTATCATTAAGATATGGTATTAATTCAAACCCACGATACTTGGTAAAATAGATCAACTCGTCTTTCCAATATTTTCCATAAATTAAGGGTTTGATATAATAATCCCATCTATCCACACCACGAAGATCTTTTCCAGCAATAGTAGCTCCGTTGTTATCAAAGTACTGTGAGGAGATCATTGCCGACTTAAAAATATCGTCATTAAGAATGCTGGCTAAAAATTGCCATGTATCACCGTATAATATATTTCTTCCCGGCCTTCCTAGTGAGTCTAATGCTATTTGCCGAGCTATTTCCGGCCAATAATAACCTTGACAGTAATATTTGTTTCTAGAAACTGGATTGATATAGACAAAAGGGTCATGTACGATTTGTATAAAAGTATAATCGGGTGGGAGATAACTTAAAAATTTTCTTTGTAGTAAATGATTTTTCCCCGGTATATCTAATTCGAGACTTAAAAATTCAATTTCTTCTCTGCAGGCCATGGGATCAATAGTAATAACTTCTGTAGAAATTTTATATTTTTTGTCTAGAATTTTAACTTGTTCGTACTCGTTATCGTTATATCCGGGACAGAACATAAATGCAGTTTCTAATGGGAGTCCTTGTGTGTAAAAGCTATGCAGAACACTTTGGCTATCTATACCCCCACTGAAACTCAAAATACATTTTGGATTATCTTTGGCGATCTCTAACGCCCTTCTGTCAGCCTCCTCTCTCATATTACCTATGGGTCTAGAAGAAGAAATAAAATCTATATAGAATTTTCCATTTTCAAAACCGTGAATCATTTTTTATTCCAATTTCTAAAATGTATCTTACTGGTTTCTAGATGAGCATCAAACATGGATCTGTTTATTATTGATTCTGCTTGCTGTTTATCTTGTAACCAGGCAGTTTCCCATATCTCAGAATTTATCTTCCAATTATTTTCTCTATATCTACTATCTCTGTATTTGAAAACACAAACATCAGTACATTCATTTCTAGGAACACATACATTGATAAACAAAGCTCCGGGTTGCCATTCAATAGTTGTATATGGATATACAGTAATCCATACTGCTGCTAATTTTTGATCAGGCATCCCTATTAATGTTTCTTTGAACTCTTCAGAATAGTCAGTGGATTGATGAACTAGTTGAATGCTACCCCAATCATAATACACCCACTCAACATCATTTTTCACTCCTATGCTGTCGTATATAGAAGAATGAACGATGGGTATATGATCTACGTCCAAAAATACATCTATAATATTTCCGTAATCAGTAAGTACGCTATCTACCCTGGATTCAACTAGAGTCATATAACTAAAATCTATTTCTTTGATTGATCCTAAATCAATAGGATCAGTAAAAATTAAATCGTTAATTTCGTAGGTATTTTTTTTAACTAAATTAAAATTATTACATATTTCAGTATTGCCGGAATTTAGAGGCCTACCTGCATGATCCCAGGTCCAGCCATGATATCTGCAGCTAATTTTGTCTGTGGGTTCGGTTAAGATAAGACTTCCTTGATGAGGGCAGATATTGTTTAACAACATCAAACTTTGATTGTTAACTAAAATTTTTTTCTTGTCAAATTGTATCAATGGTTTGGCAAAATTGATTTTAAGATCTGATTTATGGGCTAAGAACATAGAATGATATTTATTGTTGTTTTTTTATCAAACAAATTTATTCTGGTTTTGAAAATTCGCATAAATTAAAATATATATATTGGAAAAAAATATGTCTCTAGAAGAAGAAATTTGGTACTATAGATATTTAGACTTGCCCAAAGTTCCTGAAAAGTTTTTAGAAGAATCAAAAAATGTTCTTAGAATCAAACGGGCTGAGTTAGAGGAATCTAAAAAATTACAATCTTTGACATCACAGTGGGTACAAAAAGTCGATGATGAAAAGAAAGAAATTTCTTATAAAATGTTTAGGAAATTAAATGATCACGGAAAAACTATAACAAGTAGGTCAGTGGTTCGTTTTTCAGTAAACGAGAAATTCAAACAATGGATATCAGAAAACATTACTGATAGATTTATCGATGCTTCTATAGCACCGTCTCATAAGGAAAATGAAGAAGACCAAGTATTAGGTCCTCACACCGACACCACAAGGGATTACCTATTGCTTTATCTGTTTGATGTTAGTAATGCCGATCAGACAACGATATGGTGGAGAGAAAACGGTCATCCAATAATTCGAGATCGCAATGTTTACACAAATATTTTTAAAAACATGATCAAATTAAAAGAAGTACAATTTGAAAAAGAAAGATGGGTGATTCTAAATGCTAGAATACTACACAGTGTTCACAATATCAACGGTCAAAGAGATGCTATACAAATCAGTCTCAATGACCGTTTATTTTAATCGACCGATGCTCCGGAGTATCTAACCACTTTACTCCATTTTTGAGTTT